ATTCGGTGCAGCCGTGCAGGCGCATATCCTGACTGCACCCAAGGGTTCCACGGATCGCACCTCTGAGATTCTCCTGGTTGACGTCGTGCCCCTCTCCATGGGCCTCGAGACGGCTGGTGGCGTGATGACCAAGATCATCGCGCGTAACACGACCATTCCCTGCAAGAAGACGCAGACCTTCTCTACCTACGCTGATAACCAGCCCGGTGTTCTCATCCAGGTATTTGAGGGTGAGCGTGCCATGACGAAGGACAACAGCTCGCTCGGCAAGTTTCAGCTAGATGGCATTCCTCCTATGCCTCGCGGTGTACCTCAGGTGGAGGTGTCCTTTGATGTGGATGCGAACGGTATTCTGAATGTGACCGCTGCTGAGAAGTCTACGGGCAAGTCTCAGAAGATCACCATCACCAATGATAAGGGTCGCCTGTCAAAGGATGAGATTGAGCGGATGGTCTCTGAGGCCGCTGGATTCGAGGCGGCAGACAAGGCGCACATGGAGCTGGTAGAGGCAAGGAATGGCCTTGAGTCGTATGTGTACAATGTGCGTAATTCTCTGACTGATGAGAAGACGCGTGAGAAGCTGGGTGCTGAGCTATGCGATGAGCATCTAGAGAAGACTAAGGGCTACATTAGCTGGCTAGAGGAAAATCAGTCTGCAGAGAAGTCTGAGTACGAGGCTCAGAAGACGAAGGCTGAGGAGGACTTCAGACCCTTCTTTATGAAGCTGTATGCAAGCGACACTACAGAGCAGAAGGCCCCTCAGGCGCAGGAGACTTCTGATGCGCCTAGCTCGGGCCCTAAGATCGAGGAGGTGGATTAATTTATTGAAATCTAGTAGGGTATAAATGACACTAAAAGAAAATATACTTATAATTTTATTAGTAACAGTTATCTTATTTATTGTTACTATTTGTATAAAAGAATCATTTACAGGTACTGCTCCTACTCAATCAAATATCAAGAAAAATGTCCCAGAAGTTAATCCGAAGGTTGTTGCTAGCGCAAAAGCAGAACTATTAAATATGATTGATACTAGACCTGATCTGATTGAATCTGCAAAACAGGTTTTAGCAGAACCAAAGATCCGCGCTACAATTAATATGCTTATATTTGATGAATAACGAAGATCTAGTGCGTCCCGGTTAAATCACATTACATCATCCTAAATGTTAGGAAGATGCCTTGTGCTTGTCAAAAGCCCCAACCAGAATATCCAGAATCTGATCACTGGGGGCCAGTTCTCTGGACAATCTTGCATGCCTTAGCTCAGAAAGCGGGTAAGGCACTTTTTCCATCCATGTACGACGATGAGCGGAGACAGTGGATAAATATTCTCACTATTTTACCGAAAATGATCCCCTGTTCCATGTGTCGTGGGCATGCAGAGGAGTGGATTGCCGCTCATCCTGTTCCTGTAATAAAAACCATGCCCTACAGTGAACTGAATGAGTGGCTGATAGACTGGGTCTATACCTTCCATGAATCTGTTAATGCACGGAACGGGAAGCCGTCATTTGACAAGGCTTTATTAGGGGCAACCTACAATTCAGTTTCTATTCCAGGTGCACTCCGTACATTAAAACCCTTCATTGAGACCGCCATCAAGCTTTCTGGGATCACCTTGATGCCGTGGCAGAAGTGGCTAGGATATGTTACTGTGCTAAAGTCATATTACTAAGTAAGTATAATGGGACCTGCTGAACTCGTGTATGGCGGCGTAAAATACAAAAAGGTCCGCCATGCTGTACTATGTAAAATCTGTAAAGAAACGATTGAAGCACCCGATTACAAAGTATGCAAATGTGGATCTGTTGCAATAGATACAGGCCGTCTAATTGGTTCCCTTGAAAATATGGAGGACCGATCAGTCTATTGTGCAAAAGTGGCTGGTAAGACTATTTGGCTTCCACAAATGGGATCTTTGGCAGAAAGGGTATATACTTGCGCAAAACTCCAATGAGTTCTGGATAATTTACATCTACCATGATTAAGATTCCCGCAAACTGTAAGATCAGAACATCGCCATATTCAAGACCTTCCAGAGGGTGTAATAAGAAAAACAAGTATAAGAATCCACCTACTGCTAGTTTTGATGCTGCTTCTAGCACAATATAGATATCAGAACTCCTAGTTTGTTTTTTGAATATAATGAGAACTACTTGTAAGATAACCATTAATCGCATGAATAAGAAAAATGACTGATAGCCTCTCATTTAATTCTAATAGATATTTTTAACTTGGGCCTGCCGTCCCTGCTGGCACAGTGGCCCTCTTCAGCTTAATCGTCGCCTTCTTACCTGCTGCTGCCGTCGCAGGTGCGGCCGCAGTGCCTCCCCTGGCACCACCCGTCCACATCCTAAGCCACTCCTGGAACATGGCCCTGCAGCCCCTCGCAGCCTCAGCAATCGCTGCCCTCCCCGTGAGTTCGTTGCCATCCTCAACGCCAATACGCAGAAGCATCTCATCCTTCAGAGGATGCGGGATCTTATAGCCTGCGAATGTGAGTCTTGGAAGACTCTCACCCTCCACATGATTCTCAACCAGCCATGTCTGGATCATATTCCCAAAAGTATGATCCTGTCCCTGCACGACGAAATCATAGCCAGTCATCAGTGCGTCGGAAGGCACTGCATTCACTGTGCTAGGCAGATCACCCGAATCTAGGCCCGTGAACTGGTCGCACATCTGAATAAGGCCAATGAGAGCACGCTCAACAATAGCACGAGGCGCCATAGTGCCGATAGACTCAACCTGGAAGTCGAAGCTGTTCGGCTCACCCTTCTCGTCCACCTTGAAGATACGCTGAATCTCCATAGTCTTGAACTCGCGGTCTAGCTCACCTCGACGTGCCTCGTCCTGCTTCAGTGACTCGGGCTGCACATTCTTATGACGTACCAGCCACTTCTCAAAGTAGTCATTCCGCCTCTTTGTATCCAGATCAAGAGTATTAGCATAGGACGCCTGGGACGTAGGAATGAACCTCGCGTGCTCACGACCCACACCCACCGTTGCACGCATCTCAGCCTTGAGAGTCGGTGTTACGGCTGGAATTCTCTTACCCGGCAGAGTCGTGATGAGGCATGTATCACGGGTGAGCGTATTAATCTTGAAGAACTCCCGGCCAGGAATCTCAACTAAAACCTCCGACAGATCTGCCGCCTTCCGCCTCTCAAAGACCTGGATATCCGCGGCCATAACATCCCGGGGATCGGGTCTCTCATTGGTAAGATCCAGCTTGAAAACATAACGATCCGGATCCCACTTCAGTGCGTCTGCGCCATGAATTGGAATCAGGCTGATGCGGTGGGCAAGAAGCTCATTCGGTTGCGTATTACTGTCATTCTGGCCAATCTTGATATCTGAGTTATCCAGTACTTGACCAGGAGGATCTGATCGAAATGCCACCATGGGTACAAGAGTCATGATGCCTCGGCGCAGAGTATTTGCATAGGGGTATGAAGTGGAAGCAAGAGTGAACTGCATCCGGCGTTCAGAAACGCTCTGAATATTCTCAAAGGTTGCCATTCTATACTACCACTAGTTGGATTATTAGATTCATTTTTTATACCACCCTTTATTGTACACTAATAGTATAATGGCAAGCCGTAACCGTACTCAGCGTAAGAATAAGAACAAGAATAAGAACAAGAATAAGAATAAATCTCGCGCCGCTTCCAGGACAAAGCACCGCGGCGGCGCTATAAGTTGTAATAATGCACAAAGGATGGTAAATGATCCCAGTACTAGCAGAGTTAAAAGGATGGCAGCAGAGGTCCAGCTGAAGTCATGCGCAACTGGAATGAAGTCCATTGCCCCTAACATGAAATGGTCAAATTCAAGGATCCGTGTGGGTGAATATGGAAAGTGTAATTCTGGATTTGATGCCAATGGAATGACCTGCGTTAACGGAAGCACTCCTCGCAGGCCAAATGATTTTGAAGAGGCTTCCTCACCCAGGGCATAAATTTTTTAAAACACATAGTAGATGGATCTAAGTAAGATGTTCAGTAGCGCAACTTCTGCGGTAACTGGCGCTGTAGGTGCAACTGGCGCAACGGGTGCAACGGGTGCAAATAGCCCTAAGAAGAACAATAGGGCGGTTACTGGCCTGGGTCCTAATGTGGCGGCAGGTAATACCCATGTGAACAACTCTACTGCAACTGGAGGCATGGGTACACCTAGTCAGAAGGGAGGTCGTTCAAATAGGAATAAGAAGAACAAGAATAAGAACAAGTCCAATAAGAATAAGAACAAGAACAAGAACAAGTCTAACAAGAATAAGAATAAGAACAGAAAGAACAAGACCAGAAAGAATCGCAGCTGCTAAATCCAGTAAACGCGTTTTAATTACGGCGGCTTATTAAACTGAATTTGTAGAATGGCCCTACGGCAGAGTCAACCACCCCACACTTGTTACTATAGCAACAAATGTGAATGGTCCGAAGCGTTTCTTAAAGAATTGTCAACGACTCAATACAAGGGAGAATTCCATTTTGTCTGCATAGACACCACCCCTCGGGCACAGTTACCGAATTGGCTAAAACAGGTCCCGACACTCTTAATTAAGGGTGCCGAGGAACCGGTGAAGGTAGGGGGCGAGGTAATGAACTGGTTATATGAGCGAAAGATGAAGGATACATCAAGAGCACCTGCATCTGTCGTCAATGCGATGAAGGGCCCTAGCGCTGGTGCTGGCACAGGATCTCTAGAGCCTGAGGCCTGGAATATATCTGAGATGGGAGGAAAGCTCAGTGAGTCTTACGGTAATCTAGTTGACGGATCAGGTGCAAGTGTGGAGAGTAGCAGTTCTAAAAACTTTGATTTCGGTTTCTTAAACGGAAATGCCGCGCCAGGAGACAGGACGGGGCAAAATATGGGGCAGAACGGAATGAAGGTAGAGCCTGGCAGGTCAAAATCTAAGAAGGAGGAGCTATTTGATAAGCAGATGGAGTCTTATCAGCAGAATAGAGATGCTGGAATGCCACAGAGGCGTGCTGCACCAATTTAAATACTGCATTTGGAAAACACAGTGGCTAGTAATTTTTTGCGCACTTTTTTCTAAAAAGTGCTTTGCACTCTTTTTTTTAAAAGAGCACAAAACGCTTAAACGGTGCTGACATATCTAATACCAGAGATGTCACTACTGGGTGCCTTTTGTAACCAACTGATCCGCTTCTTTGAGGAGCTAGCAACATCATTTCCTGAGGAGAAGGGAATCGCAATGGCTCTAGAAGCCATTCAGGCAGGTAAGAAGTCGAATCCGCGTCTAATGCTAGATGTCTTCCACGAGAATATTTACCTTCCCGCGAATGACTTGATCGTAAATAAGAAGGAGGTAGAAATCCGAGAGTTGGCCAAGTCTGTTCTTTCAAACAAGTACAATGAGATGATGCCAGCGATGATGATCTTTGACAAGTATTGGCCGACGATGACTCAGACAAATAAGGACGTTATTTGGCAGTACCTTCTAGTTCTGTGTAAGCTCTGTGAGAAGGTAAGGGAGTAAAACATAAGTATTAAATAGAATGAATAATCTTAAGTATACAACAAGTAATGAAAAAGGTGAGCTACCACCAGGGTGGCGCACACGTTTTTCCAAAAGCAAGCCTGATAAACGTGTCTATAGTAAATGCACTACACAGTGGGAGCGCCCTGTAAGTATGAAAGTAGCAGAAGCGCCTACTAAAAATAGTAATGATATACGAACTGGTGGTCCTAGAAGTATACCTCGCGACAAAAATTTAGAAGCACCAGAGAAGAAAACTATTGAGCAACCTAAGCGCGAGGCTAGACCAACCAGAATTTCAAATAATGGAGGTGCCCCTAAACAAGAATTATTAACTAAGGAAAACATTCCTCGACCTGTGCGTGAGGTTGCGCCAGTTCCTGCTGTACCTGAGACCTATAAGCCAAAAGAAGAGGTTGGTGATACATGTGGATCCTTACCTCCACAGTATCAAGAGCAATGCCGTAAAAATAAGGGTCTCAAAGGCGGTAGAAAGAAGACGAGAAAGGTTTCTAGAAAGAATAAGGCGAGCAAGGGGAATAAACAAACACGTAGACGATAGGCGAAACCATATTAAAAAGTGCCGCACGTAAAGATTAAATGATTCCTCATATATATCCTGTCTAGATGAGTGCCCCATTAGATGCAATCTTCCAGACAAAGTATGACGAGTTTGCCGCAGCCCTAGTTGATGTCTTTCCTGAGATGACTGAGGTAGTCAAGACGGCAACTGATCTCTCAGCAGCAGAGCGTGTGCAGATGTACAAGGCCATGATACTTCCCAATGCCGGCAATCCTAAGCGCGACCCCACTAATTGCCCAGGCATGGTTCTCCCCGGCGTCATGATTACAGAGGCTGTATGGACTGCCGCGACTGCAGGGACTAAGAAGGCTATCAACCAGTTTCTGAGTATCATGACCTTCTCCTTCGTGATGAAGGATGGTGAGGGTATGCCTGGTGACGCCTTCAGTGGAGAAGCATTCAGAGCCTTCGCCGACAACTTTATGAATCAGTGGAGATCAAAGCTGGATCGCAATGAGTTTGACTCTTTCACTGAACGTATCAAGGAACTCTTTGGTTCCGGTGGCGATCGTCTCCCTCCCTTTCCTGAGAAGTTCAAGCATGGCCGTCTGGCAAAGTTGGCCGAGGACATTGTTCGCGAGCTCAAGCCCGAGGAGTTTGGCCTCGATCCTGAGACTATCAAGCAGTGCGAGGATGACCCCAGCAAAGCCTTTGAGATTCTGATGCAGAGTACCATGAAGAATCCTGGTGTGATCCAAAAGGCCATGCAGCGCATCATCAAGAAGCTCCAGGACAAGTTCCAGCGGGGAGAGTTCAGACCCGAGGATCTGGCATCTGAGGCCGAGGAGATGATGAAGGAGTTTTCTGAGAATCCAGCATTTGTTCAAATGATGGAGTCACTGAGAAAGACATTCAGCTTTGAGGATCCTGAGGCCGCCGCCGCAGCCGGGAGACCAGAATCTGCGAGACTTGCTATTGCTAAGAACCGTCTACGACAGAAGTTAGCCAAGCAGAATGAAGCAAAGGCTGCAGCTGGTATTTTACCTACAGTGGCTGCAGCCCCTAGGGTGAACACCGTTGTACCGAATCCTAAGATTGCGGATGGTGAAGAGTTTGAATCCATTTTACTCAAGAAGAAACAGTCTAAGAAGTAGGAGAGATGGTTAAAGTGCCACTTTGTACACCAGGATGGTGGGAAGATCCAATGATAATTATAACTGGATCATGGCTTGCACAATGGAAGCGACGCAATACAGGTCGCCCTCCGTGTTTTACTGAGCGTGTGAATGCTCTAACACGCACATTCTTAGCAATTATCTTGGTGGCTCTACTATTTGCACTGTTCAATCAAGATGTCCCAACTACACTGACCTATTCTCTCTTGCTAGGTATCATAATCACCTTGCCTGACATTGTGGATATGGTAAAGGCTGCATACATTCAAGAGGAGTTTGTAGCACGTATTACACCCCACGAGCCTGTAAATAGCTCATGGATTGCAGCAGCAACTGCGGCTGATCCGGTCCCTCCTGTTCCTTCTGCAGGCGCAGACGATTCATTCGATGACGGCCAACTAATGACACTCCCGAGCCCTAAGAATCCCTTTATGAATGTTCTAATTGATGAGATCAAGTACAAGCCCAATAGGCCCGAGGCAAAATCTGTAGATGACCCGGTGGTCAAGGCAACTCTGGATGACTTTTTCCGAGTTAACTGGTATTCTGACCCTACTGATGTATTCGGCAAGTCTCAGAGTCAAAGATCCTTCGTGACAATGCCCTCTACGACTATACCGAGTGACAGAGAGTCATATCAGAATTGGTTATACAAGATTCCTGGTAAGACATGTAAGGAGGGTGGTCGCGAGGCATGTGTAGGTGGCACCGAGGGGGCGGCATTACCCTGGCTCAATATTAATCCATAATATAGCAGGAAGATATGCGTATCTTAATGAAATCTAGGGCTTTACAAGTATTATTATTTCTAATAATACTATCGGCAGGGATCTGCATTTTTCTGAGGTTTGAGGGCTTTGCTGCTGAAACAGGCCGCGAAGGTGTACTTTGCCAGATTGGTTATTGGTGCCCGGCTTCTTCCGATTCAGACAAGTCACTACCCTGTCCAGGAGGAACATATGGTTCAACTAAGGGTCAGGAAAACTCTAGATGCGACGGACTATGTGAAGCAGGTTGTATGTGCCCTGAAGCATCTACCGATCCTTGTCCTGAACCATGCCCTGCTGGATTCTTCTGTGGGGAAGGTACTGGGGGGTCATCAGTGCCTCCCGTGATTTGCCCACAAGGCTTTTATTGTCCGATATCTTCTACTGAACCTAAACCTTGCCCTGCAGGCACTGCTTGCCCTGAGGGAACATCTAGTCTTCCCTAGACGAGTGGCTGTGTTAGTAAAGTAGGATCAGTCTTCTTAGTCTTCCGGCATTTAAATTTCTTGAGAGTCCTACCTCTACTTTGTAAAACTGACTTAACACATATGGCAATGGCTGCTTGCTCTTTACCATAGGTGCTACTGGTACCCTTTTTACTAGGTCGGCGAAGCTTTACAGTCTTTCTCACCGACTTTATACAGCCACAGAATCGGTTAGCGAGTTTCATTCTAACTGTTTATCGTGTACCTTTTTTTCCTGAAAGTCATCAGATGGATATCAACCGCCTGACAAAAACGCGCGATGATCTTTGCGGAATCCAGCAGTATTACACCCAGAGTCTCGGGCCCGGTAAGTACACTACGATGAACTTGGTGCCTGATGCAAAGCAGGTGAATCCCCTAGCCTCCGAGCAGCAGCTGATGTACCCGAGGGAGGGATACGGCTTTAATAATGCCCAGGTAGACGCTGACTCTATGCTCCGTAATGAGCCGTCTTTTAAGAGCAACAGGTGCCAGATCCGTGCACAGGCACGCCCTTTTCTGACAGTGCCCTATATGGGTGGCGGTCGTGGTAACCCGGACATTGAGAGCCAGCTCATTCACGGTGAGCAGGTAAAGCAGATGAAGGAGTGCGGTACTGTGACAGAGCAGGAGTTCACAGGCCAGTGGACTCCTCTGGTGCAGAGTCTGTCCGAGAATATTCAGAATCCTAAGAATTTAATATCTGAGTCTGCTGCGGCTGGTTGGATCCGTGGTGGCATCCCTAGCAGAGCTTATATGCGCGATGTAAACTGTTAGGTACTTTTTAGAAAAAAGTACGTCAAAAAGCTCTTTTTCAAAAATAGAGCGCAAAAAGTTGCTGACTATATGAGTCTTTTGCGCACTTTTAAGAAAAGTGCATGATATATTTTATATCACCATTTTAAAACCGGCAGCTTTTTTGCGCTCTTTTTTTCTAAAAAAGAGCAGATGGAGGACCCCTTCCGTGTATTAAAACACCCGTTTGAGAAAAAGGAAAATCCTCAAACGTATGTTGAAAATGTATTCAGCTATGTTCACAAGCAGCCTGCCCGGCATATGCTAGGTATCATCGGTGGCAACCAGGTCAGCCTTCCAGCCGGCAACATGGTAGACGTGGAATCAGATCTCAGGCGCCTCAATATACCTCTCACCTATTGCCCTTCCCGTGAGTACCAGCCTCCTCCTTGTGAGCAGACTCAGATTATCAGAAAGAATGTAAAGTCTGACCTGAAGATTAATGTGCGTCCTAGACATCTGCCTGCCATTCAGATGTGGTCCTATGCGCCCACCTTTGCTCCCATGCCTATGAATGTTCAGCAGTGTGGACGACCTGAGAAGTACTGAACTTTTTTATATGGCTTCGCCTATAAAAAGTTCGCAAAAAAGTGCATCTAAACCAATGAGTTCATCATATATTATATAATGAACCCATTTGCTTTAGCAGTATATAAATCTCCATTTACCAAGATCCGTCTAGGCAAAGATAATGATGGCGGCTATGTCATTGCTAATTTACCAGATGCAAGGTATACATTATTACTTTCAGGCGGTATAGAGAGTGAAATCACATTTGAAGAAGCATTTATTGAAAAATATCCTAATATCACCTGCCTTGCCTTTGATGGAACAATCGAATGTCTTCCACAAGGAAATACCCCAAAAATCACATTTGTTAAGAAAAACACTGGCTCTGAAAATACTGAAACAATTACGAATCTACACGAGATCATCAACACCAATGATGCAATCTTTGTAAAAATGGATATAGAAGGCAGTGAAATACCCTGGATTAAAAGTTTAAATGATACCCATATGAATAAATTTGAACAAATCGTCATGGAGTTTCATAATCCATTTTCAGATTCTGACGCTGAAGTCTTTGACAAATTGAATAAAACCCATTATTTGATTCACTTCCACGGAAATAATTGCTGTGGTCTAAACTTTCACAAGGGTGTAAATATCCCCTTCGTATTTGAATGCACATATTTGCACAAAAAGTACTTTACAGAAGTACCCGAATTAAACACCGATCTAATACCCAGTAGCTTAGATATGAAAAATATAGATGTAGATGAAATACACATAGACTATCCGCCATTTGTAAATGCGCTTTTTTAGAAAAAAAAGCGCGCAAAAAAGTTGCAAATATAAAGTATCCATAGTATTACAAAATACAATGGATACTTGTACTGGAGATGGGACTTGTTTTCAACCTTGTCCGCATCATGGAAATTTAGATCACCCTAAGTTTTTTGGCGAACTTACAAGACAAATTGTCTATTGTAAAGATATTATATGTCATAATAATTGCCAACTTCAAGAATGTAAAAACTATAAAATATGTTTACAAAAAAGGCCACTCCGACTTCTGAATTGTCATAACGGAATGTGTATGAACTGTGCTGTTGATGAGTTTACAAAACAAAATCTAAGACACTAACTTTAATTATCGCATTCCTCTACATGCTGATCAATACAATCCCCACAGTATGTGCCCTCGCATTTACTACAAGAAGTATCATTCATACACGTATCACAAATACTATTACAACAGATATCACAGTAATTTAAATTCTCTTCGTGAATTGCCTTGTCATCTAGGCATGTATCACACGTCGTATATTTACGCCCACATCCCCACTGAGTATATGTGCCGCATAAATACCCATCTACTGTATCCTGACCACAGTTATTATCGTCGCACACCTTCTTCTTGCAGCGAACGCATTCTTCTACAGCAGGTTCGCCACATACACAGTAATCTTTATTAGGTTGAGGATCAGATTCAGACATTCTAAAAATGTATTGTGATAGATGTTTAGACTGAGATAGACTCAAACTGGTCTAATAAATACTTTTCCCTCAGAATGATTTGTTAAGCATATAGGTCTATTTACAATATAATATAGTGGATTATAATCCTTTGCGCTATCTGAATCATGATATGTATCTATCATCACCCCTAAATCTGAATTTGTCAAATCTGTACCTCTAACTAAATTCGCCCATAAATCGTGACCATTATGATGATCATAGATAAAATATTTAGCATACTTGAAATATCGTTTTGGCAAATAAATCATCATATCATTAACACGTGGATAACCATCTACAATAGAATGCTGGTACCAGCATATTGTTGGAAACAATATTTTATTCCACTCAGGATAACCAGGATTAAATATTTCCAAGAACTTACTCTTTAAAAATAAATCGATTCTAATAAATGCTATAAATTCATATTTATTTATATCCTTAATCCTATTTACTGTATTATGCAATAGACCATTGAATCCAATAAATGTATCATACAAATCAAATCCAACTAAGTAATCTGAATATATATTAAATAAACTTTCATTATATTTTGTAGTATAGCTTGACACATAAACACTGGGCTTATAATTCTTTCTTTCTAATAAATCTTTAATAAACTCTATATGCGATTTACAGGCCTTAATTTGTTCATCATAAGATTCATTCGTACCAATACTCGTTGTACCCTGTCCTCCTAGACGAAATGATCCACCTAGGAATACAATAAGGCAATCCATAATTTAAAATAAAAGAGAATGTTTATATCCTATGATACTCTAGCAGTTAACGACGACGTCTTGTCTTTGAGGCCTTTTTTGAACCACCTGACTGACTCTTTTTACGCAAAAGTGTCCCTGTTCCAATAACTATAAATGCACGATCAAACTGCGAGGTTTCCATGTCAAACCCAACAATCATATAATTGTCTCCCTTTTCCTTTACCAGTTTTTCAGCTTCCCTTATTAATCCTTCACGTAAATCCGTAATCTTCTTTTCCAGTAAGCTAGATTTACCACCAAATATCTGTCCAATACCTACGCCAAAATCACGCAATGCACTAACTGATTCATTGTGTGCCACGGTAACCATATCAACAGGCTCCCATTCATTTGTATCGTAATATCCAGTTGTATATACGCCGGGCATATCTATTCTCGATGTTTTTTTAAATATGCCGATTAGAATGACATCAACGAGGCTTAAGCAAGATAACTTTCACCAGCAAGATGATATGCGTATCACTTCATACGCTGTACGCTACTATCTAGAGAAGCCTGAGCATAATTGCCCCTCTTCTTTCCCGGCAGAGCCTACAATTCGCTTACAGTACTCTGGCGCATCATGGCCTCAGGGAAAGTGGAAGACCGATGTGGAATCTGATCTGAAGAATCTGAATCGTCTCGGTACGCGTGTGAAGAATAACGCTATCCAGTACAATCCTGAAGGTAATAAATTCACCAATGCGCCTCTAGAAAATGCAGAAGATCTGTCTATGGGTCTGACTTACCAGCGCCTATATAATCCTCCCTGCACTCTCAGAGCGACCGGATGGAATCGCTTTATAGATCTCCCTCATGATCCCCAGGAGAACTTTGAGACACCCTTTGACTTCTTCCTGCCTTCTAGAACTCAGTCAAAGGATGCGTGGACCAAGCAGCAATGCTACAAGGATATGGCCCAGCAGGTACACAAGCCTTAGAATGACTTATCATAAATCATAAGCGTAGTACTATGTATTATAGTAAAAACACTATAATAGTTAGTATGGAAATAGCGGCCCTCTCAGGATTATTAGCTCTCGGCTATGCTGTTTCTCAGATGGCCTCGCCCAATAAACCGCCGCAGCAAGTCCCAAGAAATGAAGGGTTTCGCACTCTCGGCCTCGGTATTCTACCTCAGAATCAGCCTCCCTCCGACCCCGCAATGCCTGTGCCAAGTGAATACTATACAATCGGTATACAGCAGTATTTAACAAAAGAGGAGGCTGTGAAAGTGAAAGATCTAAATAATCGTCTTAATGATCTCGCTGCAACCGGATCCGCCGAAGGTCAGCAGTCTATGAAGGCCCAGATTCAGACGATTCTAGAACGAGCCGCAACTAGACGAGCCAAAGAAGGCGGTTCAGATGCTAAGAGAGCTGCAACAAATGCAGCCTTTGCAGGGACTGAACTAGATTTCATGTACAAGACACCCGGCGGACAATCTTATCCTTCTGAGCCGAATGGTGGCCCTAAATACGGTGGCCCAATTGCCTATGCAACATCCATGCCTCCCAAGGGTTCTTCATGGTCTGCTTCTAACGCAAGTGGTCGAGGACCGTTACCTGAGCCCATAGAAGCCGCGACACCCATGATTGCCATGGAGAGCAGCGGCGTAGAGGCATCATCTGCCTGGGTCAAGGGTGACTCAGTCTATAGCAGCCTGACTGGGCAGACTATCGCCGCTGACGACTTCAAGCACAGCAATATGCAGCCCTACTTTGGCGGTAGTGTCAAGCAAAACATGACTGCATCTGCCAATACGAGTCGCCTGGACATGTACACGGGTGCAGGCACCACCCAGGTGCAGAAACAGGAGCAAAAGCCCATGTTCAATCATAGTATACCCTTCGGCCAGCCATTCGGCAATGAGCCTAATGCAGACTTTATCAGATCGCGTATTGTGGATCCCTCTCGCCGCAATAACGAGATGCCCTTTGAGGCAACACGTGTAGGCTCAGGTGTAGGTGAGAAGGGTGGTATAACAGGCAAGGGTGGCTTCCAGCAGTTTGAGGTGAATGAGATCATGAAGCGTGCTATGCCTACCACGGACAAGCTGCGTGTCGTGGACAAGCCCAAGCTCTCTTACAACAATCAAGTAATCCCTGGTGTGCACTTCGTCACTGCGCCTGCTCTTGACTCCGGTGAGGTGCGCAAGTACAGGCCTGATACCTTCTTCCTCAATGAGACGGGTGAGCGCAATGGTGTTGCGACGTCTGAGGTAAGCAAAGAGACTGTCAGACCGATGCAGGTCATGAAGTACACGACACGTACTGATACCAGCGAGGAACTCATTGGTACTCCTGCATCCCAGGAGGCCTTCAAGTCCTACGTGGACGGTGAGCACGCTACACCCCAGACCCAGCAGTTTGGCGGTGCAGGCTACCGTAACAATGACGCATCGTCCTATGGCCTGGGGCCCAGAGACGACTATGGCGCTACAACTTACGAGGTGCGTCCTAATGAGCGTCTGGCAACCCAGGAACGCGTGATGGGCCTGAATCTGGTGCCTGCCGACTCTGGCCAGGTTCCTGTACACTACAATGACGATGCGAGGCCCACCAGACGTGGTGAGACTGTCGGCAATATCAGACAGACAGGTACCCCTGTTGGCTATGCTGCGGGTGCTCCTGCAATTACCACGTGGGATCCCAGCGATGTGGCCAGAACAACGATCAAGGAGACGACGATTGACTGGGACTACCGCGGAATCTCAGGACCTGGTGCTGGCCCTGAGCGCCTCAAGGTATATGACCCCAACGATATCGCCAAGCCGACTCAGAAGTCTCAGCTGTCTCAGGATTCACGTATTGCGGGTCCTGCCATCAGTGTCAATAAGGACTTTACCAGCCACGAGTCTGCATTCAATATGCGCAAAAATGAGTCCAAGACGACTGTGGCGGTGCTGCGTAAGCCGATGGCGGGTAACGGAAATATCGCCGTGTTCCAGGGTGATATCAGGCAGACGGCTAAGAGGCTGACCACAGATGATGTAAATGACAGGGCCATGGCAGTGAATAGGGTATCAGGAATAACTCCTGGCACGGCTGATTTAGGGCGTGTGAAGTACAGACTACCTCTCAAGCTGGATGTGAGTATGGAGCGCAATCTGCCGGCAATGGTAGAGCAGGTCGATAAAAATCCTCTGAATCAGTCACTGAGACGTAACGCGATCCACGATTCAATGCTTCTGGAGAAGCTGCAGGGATCTCGTTAACTAAAGCGCGGAGAATGTCTCTGAGGCTCATTATCCATCAGAACACTGATAATAGAGTGCATGATACTTGTAAGAGTGAGGCCAGGTGACCATTCCTTATTGAGGATATCCAGCCTCAGAAGTCCAGTTGCATTTGAAACACAGATGCAGTCAACTGGATCTAGGAACTTGACAATAGGCGGCTTGAAGGGGTAGTCAGGCGGACAGAGAATCTCAAGATTATAGTTTTTTCCCTCGTGTCTGAAATCTGGTAAGCAATGAATATTTGCTGACCAGATGTACAAATTATCCGGTGCACATGCCAGCGAGAAAAACGGTGAGACATATGAATCACTCTTGATATCCTCAATCTCTTTGAGCATTCGCCGTCTAACATGCGCCATCTTGCAGTGTGATTTATACGCACTTAGTGTATAAGTTCAATTTTTTATAAAAAGCACCTAAGTAATCCCTTCTTGATAAACCAGAATGCAGACACGTGGCAAAAGCTACCTAGTGGTTGGTCCACCTGGATGCGGCAAATCCAAATGGATCAGACAAGCTGCAGCGGCAGCAGGGCACACATTATTCAGATGGAATTGTCGCGATGATCGCGCCTTGAGACAGGGACGCGAGGTCCTACATGGCCTCGTGCGTACAAGAGAGCCCACGTGGGTCTGGTTAGAGGGTGCAGACGATATCACCCTGGATGCCCAGGCATTCTTGCGCAGAATCTTGGAAACTGCCTCTCAGAATGTGACCTGCGCCCTAGAAGTGCGTCGGCTAGAATGCATGGCCGAGCCCATTCAGTCACGCTGTATCTTGAAGCGTCTTCTCGCGACGACAGGCGATACGACGTGGCGTCAGATGATTATTTCCAGAACATGGTCCCAGGCCACGGATGCGAAGGTTCCCATTGTGCAGACACCGACTACCTTGGAGGAGCTGAGAGACGCCAGACTGAAGGGAGCGGATCCCTATTCTGTCTTAGTTCAGATTGCCAAGGGTCACCCTCTAGAAAGAGAAGCCTTGAAGCGGTCAACGATTGGAGCAAGTCCGTGGATTCTGAGTGCCTGGTTACTTAGTTCTTCTGTAACTACATAGATTATATTATTTAATAATAGAATACGATAGATGTTACAACATAGCAATAAAGGGGGATTTGAATATTGGGGTGATCCCGACTTCATAGATGGTATACTTGCAAAAGTGGATACAGGCCGTTCTATTGGTAGTGGAAGTTTTGCTACTGGTATAGCTGTAGATGGATATTTGGTAAAAGTGTTCACTCGTCGTATAATAAATCAAGAAGAAAAGGATAAATTTGTAAATGAAATAGAAGTATCTGACTTATTAAAACAACGAATTCCAGATTTTGTTTCACATATCTATGGAGCAAAATATAGCCCAGCTAATTCCTATATTATTTATAATTTGTTAAATGGTCTTAGATTAGACCAATATCTAACAATCTTATTAAATAAATGGTATGATGCAGATATGAAAATTAAACAAATAGAAGATTCACAAAATAGTATAGAAAAGAAACAATATGAACTTCTTAAAGAGACCTATATAAATCTTGGATATGTATATGCAGCTGCTAAGAGAGCAATAGATGCAATTGCTTCGGTTGGATTATATCATGGAGATATAACGCCTACAAATTTATTCTTACATGTTGATAAAACTCCAGAAGGTAATGAAGACTGGTCAACTGCGCACTGCTGGTTAATTGACTTTGGATTATCTGGGCATTTAGGAACACCCTTTAAATATTTTGGCACACAAATGTATAGTTTGAAACCGCCATCAAGGAGTGATCCATGGCCATCTGCAATACCAGAAGTGAACGCTAGTATTGTTGAAAGCGAATATACCAAAATAACACCCTTAAGAAATTCGTATTCTTTAGCAAAAATTTGGGCAGTATTTACAAATAATATATTTGCAAAGTATCCAAAATTTAAAAATCCACCAAAGGTTTCCGCAGGTGGTGGGCGACGCTACACACGAAAGAATCGAGTAGTTTACAGAAGAAGAAAATCCACACGAAAATCTAAGTTAAATCTAAATGCGCTCGGTAAAGCTCTAAAACCCTGTTCTATTGGAGCTGGTGCAAAGACTACAGGCTTTTTCCGTACTGGATTTTGCACAACTGGGCCAACTGATACTGGAACACATGTGGTATGTTCTAGAGTGACCGACGACTTCTTACGATTCAGCAAGTCTCAAGGAAATGATTTGATCACCCCCTCTGGTGAGTTCCCTGGTCTGAAAGAAGGAGATAGATGGTGTCTATGTGCGTATCGGTGGTTGGAAGCCTATAAGGCAGGAAGAGCTCCACCAGTTATTTTAAAATCAACAAATAAAGCGGTTCTGAGAATTATACCCTTGAAACTTTTGAAGGAGTACCAATACGCGGTCTAATAACAATCTTTTTCTGCATTGAAGATTTAGCATAATGGAAGTTCAGGATGGCACATCAGCGGCCATTTACAGCGAGGCCAAATCTGAATACACGAAGCAGCTGGTTTTCAACTTCCAGCCTGTCTTGCTTCGTTTCTTCCTAGATCGCTACGCTGAGACAAAGACATCCCCTAGTGTGACATCCAATGCCAAATCTGCCTTGAGTGAGTTTCAGGAGTCTCTATCTCAGATCCCCGAGTGGAATCTGGACAAGGTGCGCAAAGAGACGACCATGCTTCTTGATAATGTGCACTGTGACTACATCGAGGATCTGATCACAGCGGTATTCATAGCACATACGAAAATACTCTCTGCCATCAGACTTAATGTGAAGCCCCGGCGGCGGATTCAGATTACTGTGCCCAAGCCTGACCACTTCATGCACCGGTGCCTATCTGAGTGCAGCCGTCTGATGTGGTCCAATGTCTATCTATTCAATGATTCGGTCAGTACTCTCGATAGTCAAAAGTACATGACTGATGTGAACAGGTTCTTAGAGGAGGGTATACTGCAGGCCATCAGAAATCTACTCCCGGTGAAATCCATTCTGCGTGATAGTCTACAGGAGGATGAGGATGATGGAATTCAGATTACCAATTCTAGTGCTAGCGCTAGTGCAAACGCAAACGCTGGACTAACGCCTACGGTGGTTGATGAAGTAACTAAAGAAGACAAGGCCGAGGAGAAGACCGAAGTGAAGGTTACCGAGGCACCTGTTGCAGTTCCTGAAGCTGTAAGCGTAGTTGTACCCGAACCTATTAAATTAGAGCCAGCACCGGTTCAGGTTCCTCAAACTACACCTCCTGTACCAGGTACAGATACACTTGTGGTAGACACTGAGAAGTCTGTAGGGTTCACGGGCATGGATTCAGTCTTCGGAGATTCTGGGCATGCCGAACTGAGGCCCATGATTGAAGAGGGTGATAACGATCTAAAGATTCTGGGAGAATCTGAAGCCCTGGATCTTGGTGAAATTGAGGATTTAGAGTTAGAGAAAGTTCAGACTCCTCTACCACTTTCAGCCGACGACTATGAGTCCTTATAAGAAAAACGCGTTAACCATACGGATTTTTTCTAAGGTGAACGCTCAGAATGCCTTACCTTGAACTCTTTGTCTGGGCCATTATCGGCGGTCTAATCGTAGCGGTTTTAAGTGCCATCGCGATTTATTACAATAAGGAGGAGCCTAATATGAGGCACCTCAGCCGCGATTTCATCCTCGGCGCAGCAACGACGGGATTTCTCTACCCCCTCATTCCCGAATCATTTGATGATATGAAGTCACTGCTATCTACGGCTGGATCTGATCTAGGTGACAAAGTGGGTTCAGTTATTACTGCTACAGCAACTGCAGCAAAAAGTGCAGCAGGTACAGGTCTGGCAAGTAGCGGGGCAGATCCTGGTGTCCAAGTAGGACCTGCTAATTTTTAGATTGGCATAAAGTAAAGGGAATGCCCAAGGAGATAAAAATATTAGATGCAATTCCTAGTCTAGCGACTGCACCTATATTTTACTGTTCAACACATGGAATGTATCTATTTCCTTGGGTATCAGTTCCAATAACTGTATCCCCCAATACTATAATTATTGAGACAGCTCCTATTCAGTATTTATGCTATTTTGTTAATCTTCTAAATGTAATCAGACCCCTTTTAACTGATAGAAGGCGTCTATTGAAATATTTAGATGGGCAGCCGAGTAAGGCAAATCGTGCAAATGGTAGCAAACAAAAGATTCTAGAAGCCCTTTCAAACTTTATAATATACTTACCCGGATCACAAATTGTAGAAAGAATGTTAACTATTGGCTCTGGAAGAAGACCGGAAGCACATGGAACAATAAGTGAAAGAAGATTCTTTGGAGATATGCGTTTTACAAAGTTTTTTGCTAATGAAGATGGACACCAAGCCCGTGAGCCAATAGAAATATTAAAGGATGTAAGGGCGCAATTAATGGGGAGTCATGCTGCTTCGGAAACATACAGTTCACTCTTAGCAAAACTAGATGCAGATCCGCATGGAGATCCAGGACAAGTTCGTATACTTATATTCCCAAATTGTGGAGAAGTAATAGCGCCTCATAACCATCCGAAGGAAATAGCTATGGTTGAAGAATTGCAACAGAGGGCAAGGTTAAGATGGATGGCCTTGCAGACTAAGACATTTAATGCAGTGGCGAAAAATTATACAAAGAAACTTCCTGTTAGCGCAGCTGCTACAGCGGCAGATCCTGGTGGCGGTGGAGGAGGTGGTGGTGTTAATCCACAAACATATCTCACGTATCGCCAACGTCCTTCAACTAGGGGTGCAGCCGCTGCAGCTTCAGCACCACAGCCAGAAGTCTTTGCTGGAGAGATTCTGAGAAATCCCAAAGGGCATGGAGAGTTTGTAGCAGAGCAAGCCGAAAATTTAATGGTAGAAGGTGAAAATGACGAAAGTAGTGGCGCTGCAGAAGCGCGGTGGAATCCAGGTGCTACTCAAGATCCTCGTAGGTCACACCCTCCTGGGGTGAAACCAGTGTTTGTAGCAGAACCTACAAGCGCAGCTAGCGCAGCTGCAGCTGGAGGTGGAGGAGGCTATATGAAATATTCTTTCTTAGGAAATTACACTAAGGCAGATATTAATTCTATGCTTGAATCTGGCAATGTATTATATGAATTTATAGATAATGAACCTACTCGACTAACTATTGTGCGCGACGGCGGTGCAAAACAGAAGTCTAGACGTAAAGGGAGGCGGGTTCAATCAGGTAAGAAAACAAAAAGATATAGTATCTTTACAAAGTAAATGGATTGCTCGTGTTCTCCAGATGTCGGCGATTGTCCTCGCTGTCATCCTGAGATGTGGATCAAATGTAAAAAGGGTATATGTCATTGGAAGCCCAAGGCATTCCATTCACGTTTTAGCAGAAAAGCGAATAGACCTTCTCGCCAGCCGCAGAAGCAACTGCGTCAGTACACTCGCCGCAAATAAAGTCAGCAAAGATCTCCTTAACCAGCTGTTCCCTTGGTACAGCGCACTTCACCTTCTGAGCAATTACACTGTACAGATCAAATCCGGGGTAACGCTCAGAATTATCGCCATTCCACAGAACATTGCGGCCATCGTGATCAATCAGCCAAGACCACAGTAAATTATATAGAGGAGATACTGTCTCATTCTGAGTCCGATCAGATTCGGCACTCAAAATGCTGCCTCCTTCCTTGTCATCAGGAACATCCCTGAATAGTGCCTCAATGATACTGACTGATAGCCTGCATAAGTCAAAGGAGGGATTCGGGTATGCTCTGGGATGTGCCGGATCATAGAGCGGACCGAAGTTGTACTGAGAGCCTGCCTCATTCTCAGGCCAGTAGTCGTCGCTGATGCACAGAGTGTTATTGTGAGTGTAAATAGCTCTACCAAAGTCTATGATGCGGAACAGTTTCCCGTAGGTCGGCACCTTCCAGGTGGAACCATCCAGTCTTGAATAGTACAAGAAAGGCTTATCCGTAGGCGTCCACAGGATATTATTGCTGTGGAGATCATTGTGGGTCATGGCCCACAGGCTCTGAATCTGGCATAGTGCAGCATTCACCTGAAAGAGCCAGGCAATCCATCTGGCCTCCCACTCCGGCGTACCCTTCTTTGCACCAACCTCCCGATCATTATCCAGGAGAGAGTCCATGGTGTCCTTGTTCGATTCCAGAAACATGAGCATCGTAGGAAATTCAGATAGAGCCGCAAAGAGTTTCACTTCCTTCCCAATTTCATCAGAATAGTCTGAATCATCTGAATCGTCCGATCCATCTGATCCATCCTCACTGGCAGTTGTTATGCTGGCCGAATGGAGACTCTCAGAATCTACCAGCTTTTCTGAAGATTTGTAGCCGTAAAGTTCTGAGACCTCGCTGGATTCAGATCCAGACTCAGAATCTGAAGCGGACTCAGAATCACTCAGATCTTCAGGGGCCTCCAGCAAGGGATCAGTCTCATCCATCGGCTCATCCCCATCAAAGCCGATGAGCTTGAAGTTGCCCTTGGCCTGCTGTCTCCAGAACCACGGTTCAAATCTGATATCCGGGAAGTCTTCCGTGATATTGTAATAATACTGCTTGGCAATAGCCAGATAGGCCCCGTAGAAGAGGGAAAAGTGCGGTGACTGATCTGCTTCTCTGAACTTGCTGAGCATATAGCATGCTACGGCATCAACATATGCCTGATTGTGTGGGTCATGGAGTTTGATGTACACTTTCGCCGACTTGCGGCCAGGAGAAGGGAGAGCGGGGTGCTGGGCAACAGGATAAGATCCCTGGATCATGCGATATGCATCGAGTAAATGGGTCATCTTGCAGAATCCAGAAATATCGGCCACCTTCTCAGTTGCGGTCCCATCCTTGAATTCACGGACCTTGGCTGAAAAGAGTCCAGAACGATAAGGAACCGCCCCGATGAACTCCTCCAGATGCCACTTGTGGTCGAAGCGTAAGAAGTTTCCCAACTTTCTAGTCTTTGAAAATCTGAGCATACCGGGATATGTTGTCTGAAGTGGTGTGAATCGCGATTCAAGAGCTGATCTCAGATTTGCAGGGGGAGGAACATCCCAAATACAAGGACTAGGGAGAGTCTTCGTCTGAAGGGAGGGATAGGGCGAAGACATTACTTTAGGGCAGAACATGGAATACAGATAAGCGACGCATAGGCGAAGCTATAGGCGCTTGTAGCTGCGCTTATAGCTGCGCTTCTGCGTTCGCCACTACAACACGAAAACTCTCTAACCTTTAGTTAATATGGCAGCCTCAGCAGCAATGAATCTACAGATGAAGAAGTTCAACATGTCACAAATCCCAGAAGATGCCGTCTGCATTTTCATCGGCCGTCGCCGTACTGGAAAATCCACTCTCGTCCGGGATGTTCTCTTTCACCACAAAAATATCCCTCTCGGCACCGTGATCAGTGGTACCGAGGAGTCAAACGACTTCTACAAGAAGATGGTGCCTCCGCTATTCATTCACGGCCAGTATACACCTGGTATAGTGCAGAACTACGTCGCGAGACAGAAGCTCGTGATGACTAAGATCATGAAGGAGCAGCAGGCAGGCGGACAGTCCAGAATTGACCCCCGGTCATTCCTAATCTTGGATGACTGCCTCTATGACGACAGCTGGACACGTGACTTGAATATTCGCTATCTCTTTTTAAACGGCAGATGGGTGAAGGTGTTCTTCCTCATTACTATGCAGTATCCTCTCGGTGTTCCGCCTGTTTTGCGTACGAATGTGGACTATGTGTTCATCCTGCGCGAGCCGTATCTGAATAACAGAAAGCGTATCTATGAGAATTATGGATCCGCCTTTCCCTCCTTTGAGTTCTTCTGTCAGGTGATGGACCAATGCACGACGAACTACGAGTGCCTGGTTGTCAGTAACAACACACAGAGTAATAAGATTGAGGATATCATTTATTGGTACAAGGCTGAGATACATGGTGATTTCCGTATTGGTGACCCCAGATTCTGGGAGCACAGTGCGGCTCATTATATTGAGGCTGAGACAGCTGAGACAAACAAGTATGATCCGTCTGCTGGAGTAAGGCTAAAGGGTCCGCAGATCCAGGTTAGAAAAGGCGGACACTAAGTATATATTATAAAGAATGAATACTGTATACTTCCTAATAAATCATCGTCTCAAAGAAATCCGAAGAGGCAGCATAGCCGATATGCATAGACTTGTAAAATGGTACAGGTGGTCAATTCATGATACTGTCATATGCACGAGTGATAATGATATAGAATTGATTGAATATTATATGTATGCAAAAGGCTATACTATATTTAAAAAGAGCTGGATTTAGCTAAAAAGTTTATAGTCTTAGCATGATTTAGATGCTAGGGCTACCAACTTGGGCTTTGTTCTTAATTTTAGTAGGCTTGTGTGCAATCATACTTGGACATGTCGCCTTTTTGAGTGAGGGGTTTTCTGCAGGTGAACCCGGCATTCGGTGTGGGGTTGATATGGCCACTTGCGCTGCAGGAACTGTCTGTATGAATGGATTCTGTCAGAGACCTGCGAAGCCTGATCTACCCGATAATGAGCTGCCTGTATTTCCTCAGGGATCATTAAATCCCTCAACCCTATAAAAATATAGGGTCTGAACAGAAGAGATGTTAAAACTCAGTTCAGGACTAGGTCTTGTTCTAGTTATCGTATTGGGTGCGCTTGTTTTACTGAAGTTTCTCCAACCTGCCAACAAGTACGTGGGCAAGTGGAAGGGTGCGTCTGCCAGACTCCCTTGTATGGCGAATAATGTCTGCCCCAGCGGCCAGAAGTGTTCTGGTGGATTTTGCAGTGAGGGATTTATGGCACCTATAAATATTTCTACTGACATGTCATCTTGCAGTGCAAAGGAGTGTAACGGAATTAATGCCCCCTGTGCTAGACGTGCAACACCTTGCGAGGAGGGTACCTTTTGCCGGGGTAATCAGTGCGTTCCTATTGCTGCTCCCGACCAGGGCCAGGCATACAATCAGATCGGTGGCATCTTATAAAGTTACATGAGCTGATTTGTAGGCACAGGCGCAGCCACAGGCACAGGCGCAGCCACAGGCGCAGCCACAGAACCAGAAAGATCCTCCGTAGGCGCAGATTCCCTAGTAGCAGTAGTCTTCTTCCTCTGAAGAGCAAGATCAGCCGGACCATCAAACATAGACCCCCAACCCTCAGAGGAGCCCCCGGCTCCCTCTGAAGACTGGGCAGCAAGCTCAGGAGTAGGCCCAGCCTTCTTAGCACCCTTCAGCAGCTCATTGCGCTGCTCTGACATGAACTTGTCGCGAGACTCCTCATTGTCCTTGTAGTTCTTCATCAGCATGTTCAGCTGGTCCTCCGCGTACTCCTGGTCCTGGACCTGGTGGGGCTTAGGATCCCAAGGCAGCCACTTGCCCACCTCCCCAAGAAAGATATTGTGAATCGTATCGTTGCGCTGGAGCTTCTTAGACATCGCCACTGCCTCAGCGTGAGTCCCAGTGACTCCCCGGACCTTAAGACCACGCATGGATGTCCGGAACTCATTCTTGGCGAAAAACTCCTCCTCGAGCTTGGTCTGATTCTTGAAGAGGTAGTCATCGTAGGCCTCCTTGATCGTGGTCTTCTTGATAGACGCATCATTATCCTTTACAAAGGTCTGATACGTCTCCAGGATGCCGCCGATATTCAGGCGCGCCTTACGGCAGACTGCGGCTGCACCACTCAGATCAGGGCCAAGGGCATCCAGCTTCTCAGACTCCTTTGTTAAACTATCGTTAACTCCCCGGACAAGGGAAACAAGAAAGGTCTCCAGATTCCTCATCTTATAATCAATCTCGTACTGCTTGAGAAACTCGCCGAAGAAATACTGATCCTTGTTGGCGAGGATATTCTCGGGGCTGAGGAAGGATAGAAGTACAAACTTCTGGCTACGGATCTCGGGGTCCTCCTCAAGAAAATCTTCCTTTGGCTGCGCCTTAGAAGAACTCATTATATGGTTAGTATACATTCAAAAGTCTTAAAGTATCACGCGCCCATTAATAAAAAATCTAGAGATCAGGTATAAGGAATGATGGATCTTACTGAAGTTCTAGTCTCCGTACTAAAGTATCTGATTGAGGGCCTGGTCGTGGCCTTTGTGGCTGTTCTGGTGCTGAACCCCAAGAAGCCCAACTTCGGTGAGGTGATGACCATTGGTGTGGCCGCCTTCGCCACCTTTGCCCTGCTTGACACGTTTTCCCCTTCTATTGCCGTGACGGCTCGCCAGGGTGCTGGCTTTGGTATGGGCGCTAACCTGGTGGGCTTCCCCCGTATGTAAGGATCTTTTTTAGAAAAAAAGATCGCAAAAAAGTTGCTGGTCTAATACAGTCAAAACACGCCTTTTGCCTACTTTTGAAAAAGTATACAAAAGAGTCTAGACTTCAGAATCAGACTCAGATCTACTTCTGCTTCTTTCCTTACTCTTTTCCCTTATAGGATTTTCAGTATATTCCAGCGACTTACTTCTGCCTTTTGCAACTGTTTCAGAGAATGACTGGAATGCTGACTTCGGAGGCTTAGTCTTAGGAGGATCTGGTACTGGTACTATCTGTATCTGATCATAGCAGCAATTCAGTAAAAGACGAACGCTGCAAGGAATAATAATGAAAAGCACAATAAAGCAGTCAACAACTAGACCAATCTGTAAGAATACCATACCCATATGTGGCGGACAAGTCCAGGAATCAAAGCAGTATATTCCTATAATTGGAAAGATGCACGCAACTAAAAGGCCTATAATAATAAATGTACAGCACAGTGGATTGGATATACGCCTTATAATGTCATAGTACTCTTCATTCAGAAACTTTTGTATCTTAACTTGGTAGTTAACTTTCAATAAAAGTTAACTGTCAATTTTTACAAAATTAAGTATTGGTCCTAGCCTTTCTTAGGCTTGAACCCCTTTTCCTTTTTCTTAGTTGTATTCTTAGGCTTAGATGCCTTGGCATTTTTCTTAGTTTTATTCTTAGTTGCCTTACTGGCGGATGCATCGGCAACTCTAGATTGACCAACCTTACTAGGAGTCCTAGTTCTAGTACTTTTTCTCTGTCCAGTTTCTGCATTTGTTGTACTGCCAAGGGCTGTAGGACCAGTAGGACCAGTAGCACTAGTAGCAGCAGGTTTAGGACCAGTAGATTTAGGACCAGTAGGTTTAGGACCAGTAGGGCCAGTAGCAGCAGTAGTAGAAGTAGGACCAGTAGGATTAGGACCAGTAGGATTAGGACCAGTAGGATTAGGACCAGTAGGATTAGGGCCAGTAGGACCAGTAGCAGCAGGTTTAGGACCAGTAGGTTTAGCAACAATGGGTTTAGGAGGAGGACCAGTGGGGCCAGTAGCACCAGGAGCAGAAGTAGTTACACTAGTAGCAGTAGTCGCACTAGGAACAGTGACAGAGCCAGAAGCAGAACTACTAGCAGATCCAGTGGCAGAGCCAGAAGCAGAGCCAGAAGCAGAACCACTAGCAGGATTCGCTTTAACAGATAAAGGTGCGCCCCCCTGAGCCTGTTCCAGCTTATTGAAATACGCTAAACTTATCAGATATCTGAATGCCCCACATTCAGGATCAGTCTCAGATCCAACTAATGTCTTGCACTTTGAATTGAACAGCCCCTTTAAGAATAATGCATACACCTTGTTTGTAAATTTCAAATTAGACTCTTCTAGTAGCCTTTGTTCATCACTGGTAAATTTCCCTTTTTCCCATTCATTAAATCCAACAGTCGGATCACTAACCTTATATGATTTTCCACCCAGAACAATTGGTACACCTTTAACTGAGGCCTTAGCCATTTCATCGATTTCATCTCCATCTGCACCGCCATCTTGAACCATTCGTGATGCAATTGATCCGTCCTTCGTCTGATAGGAAATCTGAGAAACCCAGCCGGGGGGCGCATTCCACTTTCTGTTATCTCTCACCATCTGAGATCTCGGCTGCTTCGTACGATTATAGGATGATTTCGCCTTACTAAACTGAATCGTCAACATCCGTTCGCCCTCCTTTCTCTTAGTCCTCTCGTCTGCAGGTATTCTGACAGTCTCAACTTCCAGACAATCTAGGCTTCTCACACTGCTAGAATACACTTCGTCCTCATCAGGGATGAAGCCAAACACAATTTGTTTACTTGTGTGAGGCATTGCATACAAGACAAGTCCATCCAGAGATCCAGGCAACTGGCTCACAGTGTTATTTTTACTCAGGCTGACGTCATCAGAAACATACATGACGTGTCCAGGATAACTGGACATCAGTGATTCCAGCATCTTTAAAATTAGATCACCATCCGCTCGTGAACCACCCTCAGTAAGAGGTCCCATAAAAACAACATGGGCCTTGGGATCATCTTTCAATAAATCATTTGTCCAAAAAAGCGTATCCTTTGCAGCGTCTATATCACCTCTCAAGGGTGCAACAACGTACGTCGGACATGTCGTAATATCTAAGCTTCCGATGACAATGTAGGGATCTTGACGAGGTCTGTGTCTTGAAGGGACATTCGGTCCCAGAGTACGCCGCCACCGATCCTTATAGTTTTTCAGGGTTAAGGGAGACGAATTTAATTCTTCAACTGAATTTGCCGAAACAGGAATTATCACTGGAGTAGAATGCCATCCTGCTGGCTTTCTATTTCCAGATAAGTTTGCGTCGGTTTTAGGCATAGCACCTCCCCCCTGAACGGGTAATATCCTCGCAGCAGGATTATCTTGAAGTAATGAATCTGTTGCCATCGCTCCACCGGAGAGCATATCTAACAATTACATACATTAATGGAGGCCTAAGAACCCGTTCAATGAACCTAGTATTATGAACACGGAAGACACTCTTGTCCTATCACCAACACAGTTAACGCAAGTAGTTGAAAGCACAAGTCCTGATGTACAGACTAGGCGACGCAAGATTCACTGCAAGCAGGAGCTTATCGTCATGAGTCTACAGACATTCTATTCCAATAGGAAGGACTTACCCGAGATCTTAGAGCTGCTACAGGGCACGTCGACGATCAGTCTGCGCCTTATAGATTGGTTCGTGACGAACTACGCTAAGCGCCATTCTATTGGTTACCTTCTGGGTGGCCAGGAGTTCATGGTCTACATGAACTACAAGAGCCAGCTGAAGGCGTACAGTAAGAAGCTATTTGATCCCTTTTGCAGACGAGAGCGTATTATGTTCAGCTTACCTGGTATCCCTGCGTTCGTGACGACAGTGGGCAAGCTCAACTTCTTTCGGTGGGCCATTGAGAAGCAGATCATTGAGTATCTCAAGACCCATTTTGAGACGGTGGAGACAGAGATGAATACGCACATGAAGCAGCTGAGCCGATCCAGATCAACGAGGACAACTACCGCAACAACTGCGTCATCTGAGTCCGGTGATCAGGTGCAGCAGAAGCGTGTGAGAACGGCCTTTCAGACGAGTCCGCCGCAGACAGTGTGCAGACGCGATGTGGAGATCAAGGTTGGATTCGACTGATGTACTTTTTTAGAAAAAAAGTACGTCAAAAAAAGTGGCTGATATTTTTGGGCACTTTTTACAAAAAAAGTACGTCAAAAAAGTGGCTGATATTTTTGGGCACTTTTTACAAAAAAGTGCACTTGTAAATAAGTACTAGAGCCAACCAGACCAAGAATGCATAAGCAGGCTCATCACACGTAATCAAACATCCGAAAAATGGCCTCGGCCGTTGATCAGGGTATATGATAACTTCACGCCTACAATATAGGCAGATACCAGACCATTGATTCCAACATTCCTCATGCACTAAGATAGTGCACGAGCAATTTAGTTCTGGTACGAATCTTGATCTGGGTTGAAGATTAGTTAGGCATATCATACAGTGTTCAGATGTGATCATCTTCTTAGATGCAATAAAAAATACCCCTATCTTGGCAGCCAGGAGGTTTGCAGGACTTGACAGTTCCTATTACCTTTTATCCTGGATTTTATCGTGTGTTAACAGTTGATTAGCTTCTGCCGAAGCATCTGCTATTATGCTGATTTCTAAATGTTCTATTTGAATGCACCTTATAAGAGTAGGGAGTATTACCCAGCCGATTAAGGTACACTTAGTTGATATTTAGACCTTTGAACTATGAAGGACCCGCAAAGAAATGATTAACTACGATTCGGTTTTTTACACCGTCTTTGTGTCATAACATGGGATCCAGCTGAACGTTAAGGTTATATAAATATTGCAACTTATCGTTGTTGCCACGGTCAATTTGCTCTTCGCCAAGATAGGGGATTATCTTTAGTAACTTCTCTACGCCTCATCTTCTTTCTCCTTAGCACCCTCCAGACCCTCTGCGGTATCACTAGGCGAGGCCTCAAGATTTGTACCAGACCACTTATTCCAAACAAGTGTCTTTATGGCCTTAGGAATTGTCTTTCTAGACTCAGTCTTATCACCTAGATCAATCATGGTCTTACCATTTGCCTCACTTAGAACCCAGTCAACGTTTGTTGCAAAGGAATCAATTTCCTCTTCCAACTCCTTTGCCATTTTCTTAAGATCCATCGGATCAACAATCTCTATTTTGTTCGTCTCCATGAAACTAGTTCTTAGAGCGGTAATAGTCTCTGGATTAGTCTTCACGTCTTTTCCAAGTTCAGAAGTGAGAAGTCCATCCAGTCTCTTCTCTAAAGCATCAATTGCATCAACATACTCCCTGGTCACGGTATTGATATTTCGTGTCATTTTTTCCAGGAGATTCTTCTTGTAAACGAGGCTTGACTTGTGCTCAATGGCCTCTGCAACAGTCCCTGACCACTTTTTAGGCCCAGTGCCAATGGTCACCTGGGTCTGTGCATTAGAGAGGACGATGGCACGCTTGATTGTATCGCGCCGCTTCACTAGGTCCATGTATGATTGGTACTCTGCCTGCGCATGTTTCTTAAGCTCAGCCTCATCTATTCTGTTATTCTTTGTGCTAAGTAAACTCCATTCAACGTAGCCGAGGCATTTGTTGATCCGTTTATCCAAGAGCTTAAGCTCTGCAAGACCTTGGGTTATACTCATACTCATTTTTGGTTAAACTGAATATGAGGATTATTGGAATCAATTTTTCAACTAGCACTGCAATTTTTACAAATACTAGTAAATTTTTTAATATACTTATTTGGTACAAGTTCTTCATAAGGAGTAATCTCATGACAATCATCACCTGGTGGAATTTTCCATCGTATCCACCCTATAATCTCATTAAATTTAATTTCAAACCATTCATCTACTTTATCTAGGATAAAAAATTTATCTTCTCTTCTTAGTGTACCGATTTTTTCTGAATTAATATTTGGATCTTTACTAATATTCCATCCTCCATATTTTCTATTTTCTATAAACTCCCATACCTCAATATTCTTATCTTTGAACACTTCCCCATCATTTGGAAGATATTCTGATAGAGTATTTTTATGTTTTACTATTTTTTTACAGAAATTACAAGTTCTAGGTATACAATCTTTACAATATATCTTATCTTGTAAATCCCAGTTATCCTTCTTTAGTTCTTCAAGACCGTATTCACAAGTACTGCATTTATTACATGTATCACATAAATCAATTATTTTCCTATTAATTGACATACCAGTCAATGTATCTTTATTTTTACATATATTTTTACATAAATAACAACTCTTAGGAATGCAATCGTCACAATATAGAGTATCATCTAGCCAATTCTCTTCTTTTATCCCTCCATCACATGCTTCTGTAATTAATTCCGAACATTCACTACAATGGACACAATGTATGCAAACAAGGCCTTCATCACCACCTTCCATTATTGCATATTCTAGTGCACTATTCATATATATGGTGTCGCATATAGAACAAGGTTCTCTTTCATACTCATAACAATTAAAGCAGCATGGAACATATTCATCATCTGTATTAACCCCTCCATATTCTTCAGGATCTTCTAAATACTTTTGCATTTCTTCAATAGTCAAAATTTCGTCACAATTTCCACAGCTAGTTGAATATTCTTGTATCAAAAAAATTAATTCTACTTTCTTTAGCCACGCATACTTTTTCTTTCCATTTTCTTTGCAGATTCTGCGAAGTTCCCTTACACCCATTCGTTCCAATTCATAGTCGTCCATTATATATATACCACTAAGTAATTTTAAACCCTTAGTGTCCCTGCGTTAGAATGAGGTATTAATCAGTAAAGATTTATTAAATCTTTATAAAATTTAATAATACATCATCAGGGAAGCTGGGTCCTATTTTTCTTAGAAACATTAGCATATTATCGGCTTTCAGAGCACCTATGATTTCTACATCCTTATCCGTCCACTCATTGAACATGTGAGGATTACAGCTAGAATTGGTTGATCTGGTCCAATCTACAGCAGTAGTCTTTTTATTAACAACATTCTTAAAGTTATTTATCATGGAAATGAAGACACCAATTAAGCTCTCTTCTGCACAAACACCTGCAGTCATAATTTCCGTAAAATGTGAATATATCTGAGATATCTGTATAATCTGTTCTGCATCTTCACGGCATAAGATACACCATTCTTGATGCGCATACCGATGTTCTTTGGGAATCATATATAAATTCGCCCGATTTGAGGCCAAGGGGTCCCACCAAATCTTAGAATAACTGAGGAAGGTATTTGAGCGATACTTAGTGTAAGTTTCAATGAAGGTGTCTACATTGACAAATGGTACGCATGATTCAGAATGGAGGGTATACCAATCTGAATTAGTTGTCTGTAGGGCGTATTTATGTAAAGACAAAATTGCAGTTGTATGACGCTCCCAGGAAGTCGGTTTAGTATATTCGGCTGGAATGAGAGTAGACTTCAGCCAGGGAGAACTGATCGCTTCAGGCCTTGAACAGTGTGTTAGAACTGTAAAGGGAAAGTCGCGCGCACGTAATTCATCAAACCACTTGGTCCACACATTTTCCTTTATTAAGTCTTTAATGACAATAAAGCAAAATGTGACACCTGAACTCATCTATGGGTTATTACGCAGGCTTTTTAGATAAGAGAACCCCAGATGCTACGATAATGAAAATAGACCCTAGCATCGCCAAGTAAGACGGCTTCTCCCCCTGGAACAGATAGCCAAAGATATAAGCCGAGACAATTCCCGTGAAACTCAGGACACTAAAGATTAAGGTGGAAACCAGAGGAATTGCAGTGAATCTCATGGCGTAGCCGCCGAATCCGACTAGACCGTTAAAGAGTAACATCGGTGCCCAGACTTTCCATGAGAGGTCTAAGTTAGGTACTTCTGGAGCTATACCTTCTAGACCTGTAGCGGCGCTTGCATTCTTTCCAACTAAGGCAAATAAAATCCACATGAAGGATCCGCCATATAATTCAAACATGCTCTTGAAGGTCCCTTCCTGAATGCCAAAGATCTTGAAGAAGAAGTAAATACAAGATTCAGTTACTCCAGAGAGTACAGCACAGATTAAGGCAACCGGATTCTTAGTATCTAGTAATGTACCAGCGTCAGGCTGGGCTATACAGAGCATCCCTGCGACGGCTAGACCAATCCAGGGTATAGATTCCATGGGAATCTTTTCACCTAGCAAGAGCCAGGCGCCGATTATATTCCAGATAGGATAGGCGTAAAAAATGGCCATGGCATTGCCTGCTGGGAGCTCTGAGAACGCCTTGTAGCTCGTGGCGACGTGTAGCAGATTCAAGAGGCCAGCACCTCCCATATACGTCGGTGACACGCTGGCCAACTGTTTTGGTTGGCCTAGTAGGACCAGGAAGGATGCGAGGCCATAGACACCCATTCGCGACACAATTTGAGTCCAGAGGTTCGTCGGGACAGATTTAATTAGAATGGGGTATGATGATAAGATGGTCTCACTCGCCAGAACTAGGAGTTCTGGATGTGGGATCATTGCTATTATGTCTTCTGAATAACAATTGATGCACCGGGTATAATATAGTCGACAACCAGACGTGTAATGCCAGTCATGATCATGGATGAATATGAAACCTGGGTACTGGTCATGGCCTGGAGGCCGACCTGACAGAGGGGACTGCCCATAGAAACAAAACCGTATATATACCCCATGATACCATCTGGCACACAGGCCATGTTGTAGACCTTTGCAATACCGTAGTGGGTTGAATACGTGAGAAATGCAGTTGCGGCGAACTTCAAGATTGGCTCCATGGCTTCCATACTATGGAGTCAATCATTCAACTTTTTAGGCTGCACTTTTTTAGAAAACAGTGCTGCACTTTTTAGAAAAAAAAGTGCGCAAAAAGTTATTAGGTGTTTAGTGCCCTTTTAAGATTAAAACTGATATTAGAGCCAGCAACTTTTTTGACGTACTTTTTTAGATTAAAAGAGATGCTAGTTTTTTGACGTACTTTTTTTCTAAAAAAGTACACTACATTTCAGCCTTGCGCTTAGACGCGGCCTTCATGGCATCGCCAAGCTTGGCATTGGGATCTTTTCTCTTTAACTCAGCATAGATCTTCTTTACAAAGGCCGTCCAAGGAGTACCCTTCTTACCTCTGGTACCCTTACGCGTCTTCTGCTGCTTTCCAGGTCTGGATCTGCGAGTCTTAGCCATTATACTTAGTCTAGAGAATTAAAACCTAAATATCCCTGTAGACCTTGTTAATCTCATTGATCTTAGGTCTTAACATTTCAAATGCCTGTAAACTATCAAACTGATTCTGCTCCGCGTAACCTTGGGGTACATATCTGCTAGAAAATCCGCGACTCAAGATTCTCTGGCTCTCTATCACTCCCCTATCCATCTTATCCTCCTTAACTGCAGAATTCAGTTCACGCGCCACATTTCTGGGATCATACGATGCAGCGTGCTGATCAAAGAAGGGATTGCCTTCCAGCTTGGGACCAGCAGGATCAAACTTCGGTGCAGGGATGGAAATAGGCGGCTGATTTCTGCTTGCTAACGGTGCCTGGTCAAAGAATGATGCGTCGCCCTTCGGTCCTAGACCGGAAGCAGGTTCTGGCCGGAAGAAGCCCTGTTGAATCTGTATCCCAGAATAGCGGATCTCATTGTTTCTTGCATTCACAATATCGCGCGTAGAATCTTCACGGCGAGATCTAGGGATGAATTGGGGAACGGGTGTTACATCGACATTTACTATAGGGATCCGTACAGACATTCTAGACCATACCGACTTTTTATCTTTAGATGCGTTTGCGGGTCTAAACTCATGTAAATAATCTATCTAGATATGCTGCTAATACCCTTTTTTTGGGATACTGATGATAAAAAGGGCTGGATTAAATTCGGCGTCTTTTTATGCTCAGCAGGCAGAGAAATCTGGAGTGTGGATGATGCAAGTAAGGATTCAGAAATCAAGAGTATGTTAGAAGGAAATGGATTCCCTGTTGTAAAAATAACACGTATGCCCAGCGCAACCTTTGTCCATATTGATCATACTAAGATGAAACTGAGTGACTTTTATTTATGGTCTGAAGTGGATCCTGATAAGTCTGAGGAAGATGTCTGGAGAATATATGCCATCCCCCAGGCGCTTTGGGGCTGCGAAGTATTCAAGGAACACTTTTGGAAGACTTCTGATATCTTACCGTACTCGGTGGGGTTTAGTAAACTTGTTTCAGAATAATCCGCATCTAGTCCGATCTAAGGCCTACGCATATAGTATATATAGAAGGGTTCATGAGTTCAAAAACACAGCGACGCATCTATGAAAATTTAGATGTTAGTGGTGCAATAGCGCTGGGATTTTACGAGAAAAATTTCAAAACTCTCGCAAATGATGCTGAGAATTCCCTGAAGCGCCCCTGGCACAAGCTGGAGCGCGGGCTGCGTATCGGCCGTATCCGTGAGTTTGTGGCTCGTGAAGTTGAGCGCCTTAAGATGGATTCTGAAGATTCAGATGCTCTTTTCAAGCTGCTTATAAAGGCACTTGATCGTAAGCTTCTGAATAGTAAGGCTGCAGTGACATATGATCTGGAGTCTGAGAAAATCACCGAGATCAAGGGCCTAGTCAGCCATACTAGTGCACTGAATAAGACGAAATTTCAGATCTTGGAGAAGAAGCCTGCTGCAACTCAGAAGAAGCGTGCTGCTACACCTACAAGCGCAGCTACGCTTCAGCCACAGCCACAGGCGCAGCTACTAGCCGAAGGCACTGTGGCACAGCCACCCAAAGAATTACCTCCAGTAAATAGTAGTGAGGTAAAAAATGAAACGCAACCTACCCAATGAAGTACAATCAATGACAGAAAGCTTAGCGGACTGTCTAGAAGACTGGACAACTTTCATTCCTAAACCACATCATTCTGGACTGGTTGAGGAGTGGAAAAATGAGATGAAAAACTTCATGGCTGTAACCTATCCTGACGAAGAAGATGAGCTAGTTGAGTCTATCACAACCGGCCTTCTGGAGGCGTACGAATGCTGGACAACTAGAAGCGCAAGCGCAAATGGGTCACTCAATGACACTGCCTTCAGTAAGCCTGTAGATCATGAGCAGACATTCAAGCTCATGCAGCGGCCTCAGACTGCCCAGCGTACGAGCGACTGGTACAAGGAGTTTCAAAGTAGGCTAACGGCAAGTGAGATCTTCAAGCTCTTCGGCCCCCCACGCGAGAGGGCCATCCTAGTCATGCAGAAAGCCGGCAAGATAGAAATGGGTGCACGCAGTAATACACTTGTCGTTCTAAAAGAAAGGCTGGGTCCCTTAGACTGGGGGATCTGTTTTGAGCCAGTGATCAAACTGATCCTGGAGAAGGAATGGGGCGCCATGATTCACGAGTGTGGCCGATTCGTGCACCCCACGGATTCCAGGCTCGCAGCGAGCCCTGACGGCCTCTTACTGAAGGTCAAGGCAAAGCCCCAGATGGCAGGTCATCTTCTTGAGATAAAGTGCCCCAAGTCGCGTAAAATCGGCCTCAAGATACCAATGGAGTACTTTTACCAGATGCAGCTTCAAATGGAGGTCACCGGCGTCAGAGCCTGTGAATACGTAGAGGCGCGGTTTGAGCTTTCGGATATAGATGTTGCTAAGAACTTGGAGAAGGGGTGGTGTGGTTTAATCGGCGTGGTAGGGGAATTCTCACAGGATTTCGGCGGCTGGAAGCCGTCGCGATATGTGTATGGGCCTCTCGGCGATTTGACCTGGAAACCGGATTTAAATCTGAATGAGCAGACTCTGGAGATAAATACTTGGATCTGCCCTGCATTTCACCACGAGATGGTTTTAAGAGATGAAGCCTGGTTCACATCTACGCTGCAGCCTAAGATCAATGAATTCTGGTCTGACATTGAGAAGGCCAAGGCTGGTGAATTTGTAGTACCAGAGAGTTCAAGAAAGAAGAAGGAGCAAAAGTGCGAGATTGTGGATTCTGATTCTGAACCACCTCAAGTAGCCGAACCCCCTAAGCCAGAAAATTCTACTGCCTAAGTAAAGGAGTATGGCTCCAATAGTCGGATTTGATTTTGATGAATGTTTAACATACGCATACAGCATTATGCCAATTATACTCTTCTTAGAGCATCTCCTAGTGAAAGAACTCAGAGTTCAAGGAATATCCGCTCAGACAAGGCAAGCTATGCTCGTAGCAAGGGCGAATTTTTATAATGCTCTAGCCGAAAACGAAGTAGCCACTAAGGGCTTACTCTTCAGACCCTCTTTTTTGCGAGTACTGCCAGCACTTCTGAAAATGAGAAGTAAGGGCGAAATTCAGTCCATGTTTATTTACAGTAACAATACCAATATCACTCTTATAAATGTCATTGATCATATTCTTGCTCTAACACTAGTCAAATTAGGTGTACCCGAGGCACATTTAATCAGTGAGCAATATGGATCAGTGAAGCGCCTACAGACTCTGAGTCCTAGGTTGTTCCGAGGTTCAGAGTGTAGGTCAGATGAGCCTCTGAAGATTGAATTCAAGGAAAAGACACTCGGGGGAGTCCTAAGATGTGTAGGTCTGAGTGTACCCGAATCAGATGTCTGGTTCTTTGATGACAGTTCAGATCACAAGTCTCTCATGAACTCTCTGAAGACAAACTATCTTCAGATGAAGCGCTACGAAGTACAGTTGAAAAATACCAGGCTCACCGAACTTCTTATTAGCAGCTTCAATAAGGATGCATTTAACCCCATGGTAGAAATGGGTATTGTCTTTCTAAAGGCTTATAGCGCGTTAGAAACACACTTTATTGTTGTACCACCGGGAGAAAAGTATTTAATCAGAGAAAATCCCAGATTTAATCCGAAGGCGACAGATGATCTCAAGAAGATTGCTGAAAAATTAAAGACATCGCTGAATGCTGTATCGCCTTCAGCTACAGGAAGAGCCAAGATATGGACTCCAGTCGAGACAAATACGGATTATGCAATGATCATGAAGAGACTAGAAGGCCTTTTTAATCCTAAGCGCTCTACACAGGCTATAGCTCAACCATCTGAATTAGATACTGCGACGGCCACTGCGTATAGAGAGCCCTTTATGGGTGGTCGCCAATCATCCAAGCGCTCGCCTGTTAATTCACGCTCTAGAAAGAAGAGACTCTTTACACGCCGGCGGAAGACAGAATAAGCTCGCCAGAGACGTTGAAAGGCGATGAACTGGTGGCTAATAATACAATTTACAGGTTTACCATTTGTAAGGGTATACCTGGAAATTTCCCAGCTGTAGGCCTTGTCTAAGGCGATCATGGAAGGTTGGATCCCTTTAGTGTAGAATGTTATACTAGGATTCAGTTTATTTGGCGAGGTGTTTAGTTGTAGGATGTAGACGGCTGGTGGCTGATCTGGCATACCGATGAGTTATGAAAAATAATTTATTAAATCAACTTTTACTTTTATTTGAAGTGCTAGCGAGGATTCACAATGCACAGGTTCTTATTCTGACAATAGTAAACCTTAAAGGCGTCAAAGACTGCAGTAGACTCAAGATCCATAAGTGAAATCTTATACCTCTTGATTTTCTGACAGAGGCCGAGAACCCAGTTGCGCTCATCCTGGGTGAGGTCATTAATACACCTTTGATTCCAGGCAAGAAACTCTTGATAGGACTGAATTGTATTAACATTTTTGCACCTGAACTCAGTCATCCGCTGAAATTCGTGTTGATCGGGCAGATAAGACATGATCTCACTGATAATGGCAGAGTCGGTCATCTTGGATGTAATAACTCAAGGTGACTGATGAGGTTCAATTTTTATACTTTTTGAAAAAAGTATGTCAAAAACCTATTTATAAAAAGACACAGATAGCTCATGTAAAAATGTCGAACCATTATCAGGATTCTTTCTTTTGTAATTATTAGTAATCTGTCCATAAGATCCAGTCTTCTCGATAAGTCTCTCACCATCCGCTATGTACGCACATTCAGATGTTAGATTTGCAATTCTCTCGTCTCCATCTTCTAAAGCGGGTTTCATATAGTCACCGAGGAGGTGATACGGCACTCTAGGAGAACTCAGAGTCGCATCAGCCGGGCCAGGTTCTCTAGGTGAAGGAGTAGTCAAAGGCACCTTGCACAGCTGTTCAGTGGGGTAGCCAGGTGTGTATACGAAACCTTCTCCAGTGTACGCGGAATCAAGCCCACCGCCTACCAAAGAAGGGAACATCAGAGCAAATGAAAAAAGGAGGACCATACAAGTTATAACACAAACTGCTGTATTTGTTCCATCTACCATTGGACTTTCTATCTAAGTTGTAATAAGAATAAATGGCTGAGGAAGAGTCTACATTATTATTGACAAAACTCGGATGGGTTCCATCTGTAGAAATAATGTTGGCAAAATGGTGTGATCAGGCCAAATCCTTTGAATGGATGCACACGGAATCATACGCATGCTATGCAAAGAAAGCCAAGGTCGTAATGATCACATCAAATGTCTTAACTGCAGTCAGTGGACTTTCTAATGTAATAGCCGGTGGTACAGTCATCAATGGCTTCCAGCTTGCGTGGATTTTCGGATCTCTCTCCATAATTGTCAGCATAGCCAATATGCTACAGGAAAAGCTGGCGTACACAGCAAAGGCAACCGAACACCAGCAATATTCTGTGCAGTGGGGGACTATACGCCGAAAGATTGAAGAAGAACTCTCTATACCTCCGGATTCCAGAAAGGATTGTGCGACTTTCTTGAAGTATCTGAGGCAGGATATCAACCAGGTTTCTGTTGCGGGAAATGCCAAGATTCCAGAATTCATTCGGGATGAGTGCTATAAAAAATTCAGCCAGATTCGAGACTTTGATTTACCGGATATCTGTGGGCAGGTGGAACACACGAAGGTCTATTTTATGAATCCTGTTCAGGCGGTCTAGACTTACCCCATCGCGTACATCTCAGTCCACTCACGCGCAGTAGACTCATATAGAGCCTTGTTAGTCTTGTACTCATTGGCAATCTCAGGCATAAGAGGGTCATTAGGATTCGGATCTGTCAGCATGGACAGGACCGATAAGAGAACCTTGCTAATCGTGAGAGCAGGTGACCACTGCGTCTTCAGGATATCCAAGCAGATGAAGCCGCTCGCGTTAATATTGGGGTGATAGATCTTTGTCTTGAACATTAGTCTCGGCGGCTTGAACGGATAGTCGCAGGGGAACTCAATGCTCAAGTTAAAGATACCACCTGTGTACGGTGAATCAGAAGGTCCGAAGATAGTCCCCTCCCAGCGAAACATGTCATTGTCGTCAACAGGCCCTGCGCTACAATTTGCAGGCGGATCCTTCTTCAGATCTTGCAACTCCTTGGCAATGCGTTTGACAGACATCTTAGTGTAGCTTATACAGTACATAGTAAGCTGATCAATTTTTCACCTTGTTGTTCAAGCAAGGTGAAAAATTGACCATGTGGTCGCGCTTCTAAATCTAATACATAATCATGCAGCGTAGTATGCACGTAGTTAAGCGTAACGGATCTAAGGAGCCTGTGTCCTTCGACAAGGTCTTGCGGCGCATTCAGAAGGCCTCCCGAGGTCTGGCAGTCCATCCCGACGCTCTCGCCCAGCGCGTACTTTCCCAGATCTTTGACGGCGTCAAGACGACTGATCTGGATGAGCTAGCTGCACAGCTTGCTGCCAGTCTCTCCACCCAGCACCCTGACTACGCCACCCTCGCATCCTCACTAACTGTCAGCAACCACCACAAGAACACTAACTACACCTTCGCCGAGGTTGTCAAGATGCTCGCCAATCAGACATCCAAGCACACCAGCAAGCCAATCCGCTATGTGTCAGAGGAGCTGGAGCAGGTGGCCGCAGCGAATGCCGAGGCGATTGAGGCTCGTATCAACTACAAGCGCGACTACGACTTTGACTACTTCGGCTTTAAGACTCTAGAAAAATCGTATCTGCTGAAGGACACGAATGGGCGCATCCTGGAGCGACCCCAGCACATGTGGATGCGCGTGGCCCTGGGTCTATGGACTAACGGCTCCAATACAACTGTGGCAGACCTGGCCCAGGCATTTGAGACGTACGATCTGATGTCCAGGAAGATCTACACCCACGCCACACCCACTCTCTTCAATGCGGGCACACCTAGGCCCCAGCTCTCCTCCTGCTTCCTTCTTGCTATGAAGGACGACAGCATTGACGGGATCTATGACACGCTGAAGGACTGCGCCAAGATCTCCAAGTACGCCGGTGGAATTGGTCTCCACATCCACAATATCAGGGCCCGCGGCTCTCTGATTGAGGGGACAAACGGCAAGAGTAATGGGATTGTGCCCATGCTGCGCAATTTCAACTCCACTGCCCGCTATGTGGACCAGGGCGGTGGCAAGCGCAATGGATCCTTTGCGATCTATCTTGAGCCCTGGCACGCTGACGTCGAAGACTTTCTCAAGCTCAAGCTGAATACTGGCTCAGAGGAGGAGCGTGCGCGGGACCTCTTCTATGCCCTCTGGATCCCTGATCTCTTCATGCGTCGTGTGGAGGAGGATGGTGTCTGGAGCCTGTTCTGCCCCAATGAGGCCCCAGGGCTCGCAGATGTCTATGGCGACGAGTTTGACAAGTTATACATGAAGTACGAGGCCGAGGGGCGCGCACGCAAGTCCGTGTCAGCCCAGAAGCTCTGGTTCAAGGTTCTGGATTCGCAGATTGAGACGGGCACCTCCTATCTCCTGTACAAGGACGCTGCGAACAAGAAGAGCAACCAGAAGAATCTCGGGGTAATAAAGTCATCTAATCTTTGCACGGAGATCATGGAGTTTTCAGCTCCTGATGAGACTGCCGTGTGCAACCTGGCGTCTATTGCACTGCCCTCCTTCATCATAAGTGACGCAAATGGAGAGGCGACTCACTTTGACTTTGCTGAGCTGCGCAAGGTGACGGCCTCCGTGGTCAAGGCACTCAATAAGGTAATTGACATCAACTTCTATCCGACGCCCGAGACGAAGCGGTCCAATATGCGCCACAGGCCCATTGGCCTGGGTATCCAGGGTCTCGCCGATGTCTTTGCTATGCTGCGGCTGCCCTGGGAGACGCCTGAGGCAGCGAGGCTCAATCAGCTCATCTTTGAGCACATGTATTTCGCGGCAGTTGAGGCGAGTACGGATGTTGCCCTACTTGACGGCCCCTACGATACCTTTGATGGGTCGCCTGCATCCGAGGGCATCCTGCAGCCAGATCTCTGGTCTATTCAACCTATTACGGAGAAGGAGGCTACACTGAATTGGGCAAAGCTGCGTGCTAATGCGAAGCTGGGTATGCGCAATTCTCTTCTTATTGCTCCCATGCCCACTGCATCTACTAGTCAGATTCTCGGCTATACTGAGTGCTTTGAGCCGATGACGAGCAATATCTATGCCAGGCGCACTCTGGCTGGCGAGTATGTCGTCATTAACAAGTATCTCCTGAATACGCTGATGAAGCGTGGTCTCTGGAATGATGCACTCAAGCAGCAGATCATTGCCCAGAATGGAAGTGTCCAGGGCCTCGCAACGATTCCCGAGGATGTACAGGCAGTCTACAAGACTTCTTGGGAGATCAAGCAGCGCTCACTGATTGACATGGCCGCTGCTAGGGGCGCCTTCATCTGTCAGAGTCAGAGTCTCAATCTCTCGATTGAGAATCCGACGTATGCGAAGCTGACGAGCATGCACTTCCACGGATGGAAGCAGGGTCTTAAGACGGGTTGCTACTATCTGAGGACGAAGGCCCCGGTTATGGCCCAGAAGTTCACCGTGGACCCTCTCTTACTGCAGGGGTCCACTAGTAATGCTGCTGTTGATCTGAGTACAGATGCAGATGATGCAGCGAATGAGTCAGATGACTCAAGCGATGAGGAGGAGTTAACTCCTGAGCAGAAGAAGGCAGCGGACCGAAAGGCCATGCTTGAGCGCCTCTCCAAGGAGTACGAGGAGGCTGTGAAGGAAGCGGCAGATGGCGGCTGCACTATGTGTTCCTCTTAATTAGTTAGAGATGGAAGCCCAATACAAATTAAAGTATGCCCTACAAAATCTGAGGGAGAATCCAAATGAACAGATATCTGGAAAGGTAACGGAGATATTGAACAAGGAAGGTGGACTGGATGCAGAGAATGAAGAAATTTTTGATTCAGTCTCATCCTATATTGATGATGTCGATGCACAGTCTAAAATGCTCTATAAGGAGTTAGGACCTTACCGATTTTTTAATGGATTAAATGGTGACTCGGCAAAGGTTAGCGCCTTTTCAGAATCAGTTGAATTAATTTGTGGCCTGGCACCCGAAAAGGTACCTGAGATGTTGAGGCTGGTGGAGAAGATGCATCCTGATGCTCAAACTACAATAGACTCCAATGGCTGCATCCTAGTGAAAAAGGTTATGAAGCGGATTCTACCGCCGGAGCGGATTCAACCGCAGGGACAGATTCAACCTGAACACCAATCAGACCATGCAACCAGGTAATGAATCGCTGATCCCAGCCCCAGAAACAACCAGTCTGCGCCCTACCGGCAATGACGCGACCACTCGTGTTGGTCCCGTGATTGAGCGCAACCAGAATCTGCTGGGGAGGAATCTCTAGAAACTGATCTGCCGCGGTGCACTTGTCAACGAAACCCTCACCCTCACTCTGCTGCACATCGGGAAAGGGATTCTCTAGGGCGAAATCCTTGTAGAAACAGAAGGACGCCTCAGAAACGCGCTGGGACTGCTTGAGGGCCCAGGGGGGCGTATTGACCGCGCTGATCCCCAGATTCAGATCATACATCGCAATCGTCGTACAGCCTACAACCTTCTTACCAGTGCCCGCACAAGACAAAAGCCAGGCAACACGGCGTCTAAAAGATGTCTCAGGGTAGACATCGTCGTCATCCATATTCAGACAGATATCATGCTTGGCGGCTTTGACGGCCCGGTTACGCTTGTAGCCAATGCTGCGCTTATGAGACATGGGAACATAGGTAATCTCAATCTGTGGATCTCTGGACTCGAAGGTCTTGATCTTGTCCATAGACGCCTTGGCAGGGTCGTCACTATCCTCCACAATAACCCACTGAATCTTAGACTTGGGATAGTCTGTAACTAGCATGTTAATAAAGGCGAGGTCAATGAAATTGCGCCTATTGTAGGTCAGAGTCAGAACAGAAATTGGTGGACACACATCCATAGCGATCGTCGGCGGCATCTTACGTGGCTCAGGCTGATTCAGAAGCCTGAGAATACGGTTCCCAACAATTTTAACAAAATCCTTCAGTCTCTCCTCTGATTCCTGTACCTGCTCCTCACCGTAGGGCACCACCTGCAGAGCAGCCTTTATGTCATCTGTGGTGACCGACGAGAAATCGGCCACAAAGCCCATATGGTCTTTGTTAGACCGCGCAGTAGGCGTCTGAAGAAAGCTCGCGTAGGGTCTACCCTTGTAGTACTCCTCATATACAGGGAGGGTATTCAGCAGTAGACCAGCCGATCTGGCCTCAGCCTGGGCTGCAGTGAATCCGAATCCCTCTGCTGCGCTGATACAGACGTGAATAGCGGAGGTGCGATTGAGCTCCTCTAGCTCATAAGATTCCAGGAAGCCACGCTTCACTGTAACAGATGCAGGGAACAAGGCGCCAGACAGATCAGCCTCCTCCAGCGTCGTGGTGACGGTTAGAGGGAAATTCGTGGGCCACAGAGGCAGCAAAGCCCTAGCCGCCGCGTGCTTATTCTGAGATGCACCGAGAACCCAGAGAGCCTGTCTGAGCCCCAGCGCGTCGGGCTTTACAGGCTTTAGCGGCCCCTTTACCGCCCAGGGTACGTAAAATGCCTTGGATCCAAACTCCTCCAGCCTAGACATTTCCTTTACCCACACCTGACTAAAGCGCTCACAATACATCATCCATGCAGGCGAGCACCACTCAGGATTCACCATCCAGATATGCACAGGTGCCCACGGTAGCCAGACAGGATGAGGAATCTCCAGATGGATAACAATGTCAGCATTGGAAGGTGGCTGTAGAGGATCCATCTTTACAAACTCAAAGGTCTCGTTATCCTTGTTTGCCTCTAGAATCGCATGCTCAATAAGCGCAGCATCCTGACTGAGGCCAAAGGTATTGGACTGATTCCACAAGAAAACGACGCGCTTCATCTCTTCATAGATAAGATGGTCTGGGTTTAGATACTAGATGGCAACGGAAGATGCAAAGCAGTGCCCCTGGTGTCAGCGATGGTGTCTAAAAGATGCCGCGTGCAACTATATTTTTGCATGTGGTTTAGAAACGAACAATAAGTTCTCAGTTGGCGCAGGCTGTGGAAAGTCGTGGTGCTGGCAGTGTGGTAAGAAGTTCTGTGGCCAGTACTATGATCCTCTCACCGGCTCTAAACTCCCGACGGCAAGAGATACTCATGGCGAGTGCTGCAAGGCCGATACAGATTTCAAGAAAGAAGACTACTGTGAGGGAGGGCACAATAGTCACTGTGAAAAACGTTGGTAAGATTAGGGGCCACTAATGGCATCAGGCAATATAACACCCATACGAGATTTAGGCTTCATGGCCTGGCAAAATGATCTCTCGTGGATGGAAGGGCAGCATGGTCCAAGGTGGGATGCAGCGGTAGACTTTGAGAATTTACAGTTTACGGATGCTCTGAAGCCTTTAAAACATCTAGTCAAAGACTTTACCAAGGATCTGAGGATCACAGTAAGTGAACCTGACACGTATAAGGCTTGGTCAGTACAATACAGTCTGTTTTCCCCAATTCAGACATGGTCCTATGGGTCTGGATCAGATAAATTCACTGTAGATGCCTGGGATGCAGATCTGAACCCTGCTTCTAAGTACATTGCCGCGGCAGTTCAGAATCCTGATGGCTATGAGCGGTTCACCCTAGAAATCTATAAAAAGGATAAACCGTATAAGAAAGTGCAGCAAGTTCAAAATGTCGGCCCTAACGTAGCATTCTTAGACAGTCACCTAGTGGCATATCTGGGATCCGAAGCCGACCATCGCTACAACTCTCTGAGAACTATTCACGTGAAATCTGGTGAGATCACTATATTGTATGAGTTGCCGACTGATCTAACTCAGAATCTGGAGCTCAAAAGACTGGAAGATGGATCTGCCTGCATAATTAAATCTGACTTTGTCACGGAGGAGCTTGGTATCATATCTGACGACTACAAGACAGTAACATGGGTCGCAAAAGGCGATACTATATTACCCGTAACGAAGGACACCTGGATAAAAAATAATAAGACCTCTCTTGGTCTACCTAGCGATGAAAAGCTAGAGTCCATTTCTTTGAAAGGTGAGTGGGCTGTTACTGTCGCAAATGGTATAAGAACCGTCTGGAGTATAAAAGATGCTAAAGCCAAATCTCAAATCTTCGTCTGGGGCGAGATATCTTGTGATTCTAGGGAGCCTACTAAACTTTCTATATCGGATATGCGTTATACGCCCTACGAGGTGAATACGTTAAAATGGGAACTTTCACCTCTTAAAGCCAATCCGTTCGTCTGCTCATATTATAATACAAAGGCACCGACCTTTGTGGTCTTTGACCATAACAGAGGTTTACAAACAAGCGGTAGCTATCCAAGAGGTCTCCTAGTGACTGCATATAGTGCATATGGTATCACGACAAAGGTCGGTACTTTGGTGAAACGCTGGCTTCCTTTGTTAAAGGCTGGCTGGGCGATCGCATCAGTTGCCTTACCCGGCAGCGGTGATGCTGACCTGGCCTGGAGGCGTACTGGGCAGCGTGAAAACCGTTTAGCTTCCATTGAGATTTTCATAGAGGCTATTAAAGATTTACAGGAGGAGTTCAGCCTTTCACCAAATCAGACGGCTCTCTACGGAAGGTCTGCAGGTGGACTCCTGGTGACTGCGGCGGTTGGACAGGCTCCCGGTCTAGTGGGTGCCATCTACGTAGAATCCCCCTATGTCGATATTCTGCGTACTATTTCAAACCCCTTCTACTCCTTAACAAAGCTGGAGACGAAAGAATTCGGAATTGGATCAAATCCGACTGATATAATTGCAACGGGCCGATGGAGTCCGATGGAAAGAATTCCTAAAGAAGGTTATCCGGATCTCTTTGTGGTGGCCAGAACGGACAAGGCAGATCTGGAAGTGTACCCATATGAGATTCTGAAATATATACGGCGAGTACGAGGTCATTTAGTAGGTAAGGCAAAGAAACTTATTTTTATTTCAGAGTCAAAGGGACATTTTACCACAGATCAGAAAACGCGCGCGGAAGATCTGGCTCTCTTGGAAGGCTGGTTATTAAAACAAGAGAAAGAGGGTAAAAAAAATGTAGGGGATAAGTATAAGATGGCCCCTCCTGCAATGTCTGGCGCACCTACCATGCCTGGTTCTGCTGGCGCTATGCCCCCGATGAAGGGTGGTGCATATAACAAGAATCGCACCAACAAGAACCGCAAGAACAAGAATAAGAACCGCTCCAATAAGAACCGCAAGAACAAGAACCGCACCAACAAGAACCGCAAGAACAAGAATAAGGATTAAAGGTCTTTTTGCCAGCTTATCCTTTTTGCCAGCTTATCCTTTTTGCCAGCTTTTTTCCAAAAAGCTGCTAAAGCCAATTGCGAATAAATTGTGAGCGGTGTTGTTCATGTGCTCCATACTTTTTAAGACCCTCTCTATGCTTTGCTGTGCCATACCCCATATTGCTCAGTAGATCATAATATATCGCATAATCCTGATGTTCTGGCGCAGAAGACCACTCTTCAACCCAGGTATCACGACCATGTTTAGCCAAGATGGATGCCGCGGCAATTGGCACGTATAGCCCATCGCCACCAATAATACATTCCTGCTTTTGATCCTTTGCTAGATCTTCATCAGGTAAATTCAAGATGCCATCAATCAGCAGTAGCTGAGGTTCTAAACCAGTGTACATAGACCCCATCGCTCTTCTGAATGCCTCCCTATTTGCCCAGGTCATCCCCTTCTCATTGATCTCCTTGGCCTCTACGAAGCCGACCCCCCAATCCACTGCAAGACTCTGAATACCAGCAGCAATAGCAGACCTCTTTCTTTTAGGAATCTTCTTGCTGTCTTTAATGAAGGGGCACAGTTCGCGGTGCTCATCAGTCCAATCATCTTCAGGTGACCATATGACGGCCCCGGCTACAAGAGGTCCCCAAAAACACCCACGCCCTGCCTCATCAATACCACATTCAACTGTATCACCGAGAGAATAAGTAGTCTTCATTTTATAGTTTGGAATATAAAATAATTAACTGTCAATTTTTGATTACTAAATCTAACTATGACTTAGATAGTGAATGAAGGTCTCACAAATATTATACATATTTCTCTTCCTGGCACTAGTTGTCATAGCGGTAAAAAGTACCCATCTCCTTGATGGATTTGAAGATATCCAACAGGCAGATCCAATTATAGCAAGAGGTATCAAGGAAGCCAGGCTAGATATTCAAGTTCAACCTAATTCTTCCGCGCCAGGCACTCTCCCATCTGGCCCTTATGCCCAGACTGCATCTGTAGGGTCCTATCAATACCAGGATCCCGCGCAGCTTCCTGCTGAGCTCAAGCAGATGCAAAATTTATATGAAGATATGAAGGCATTTCTAGTCTTCGAGGGACCGAGCATTGGGAATAGCAGTGACCCGACGGTCTCTCTGCCGCTAACCCAGATTCAGGCCGATAGCAGAAGATTACAACAGGAGATTTCAGTCTTGGAGAGAAACCCCGGTATCCAGGCCTCTCTGAATCAGCAAGAGCTTGCTGATATGCAGGAGGGACTCAGCTTCCTGCAGCGCAAGGTCAGACTCTTTCAGACTTCAGGCGTAGTCTCAGATTCAAATGCTGGCAATGAAGGCTTTCAGAATCCTTCTGAGCAGGGTAAGACAAAGGCGACGAAGGCCGAGCTCCAGCTTCTTCAGTCAAAGGTTATGGCTGCAATTCTGATACTCTCATCTAGTGGCACCACTGATCCGGTTGTACAGGCCAGAATCAAGAATCTCCAGGCAATGTACACGGATACGACTGATATGATAAATAAGTTGAATAAGGGAATCTGGACAGCAACAGATGTTCCGGTCTACAGCCAGGATATCAAGGCAATTATACCCAATTTAGCTGATCCCAAGAAGCCTATCCCTGACGTTACAAAGCAGGGAAGTGGAAAGATCCTGAGCCCTGTTGAACAGGCTATTGCAGAATTAGTCGGCGAGGAAAATGCACCTGATGTATTTAAGAATTTGAGGGACAAGGGCATGTTCAAGATGTCTTTTGACTTAGGATATAATACATCAGGGCCTGAAAAGTCTCATACGCATGAATCAAATACGCTTTCTATGAATAAGGGCTATGATTTATTGACTGGTGATGAACATTCAAGCTATAATCCTAGCATGGATTCTATCAAACCGAGTTCTTCTGTAACTATGCAAGGACCGTATGATAAGAATATGTCCGGTATGGATGACAGAGCAGAGGCAATTCAGAAGATAAATAGACCATCGCACTTGGACTGGAAGGGAAGAGTAAAGGGTATCTGTGATCAGGTAAAACTGCGCGGCCTTGACCCTCTAGACTTTGGCTGTATTCCTGAGGGCTCTAAGCTATCACCAGCGTATTCTTGGCGTGGACATACAAAGATGGTGTGCGGCCGTCTAGGATCTACGATGGATCCTGGTCTACCACAGACATGTGGATGCCCACCTCCTAACTGGAAGGGCTGGACACTACCCGACTGCTTATCTGGACCGGCGCCGGTTGGATCTTCCGATGAAGGAAGGTGTAAGCTGTAAGGTCTGAGGGTTAAGCTTGTTTTTATTGTGCTAAGTTAGAAAGGTGATGAAGTTCACTAATGTCCATATGTTTATAATTGGCCTTGTAGCCTTACTTCTAGGAGGCGGTGTCATATACGGCTTTCAGTTCACTCGCGTAGGATTCAGAGGATCTAGAGAGGGGTTCCAGTTCACGAGAGTTGGTGGAGCTAGAGAGGGATTTAATGGCTGGAATGCAGAAGATGAAGATTCCAGCGTCCCGGTCTGCAGAAGATGTAGCATGCCTAAGAAGTCATGTGGTTGTGCTGCAGAGGTGGCTGCAGCAACAGCCGCTGCAACCGCTGCTGCAGAACCTGCGCTGAAGCCTGCGCCTATTGCGCCTTGCCCGCGTACAGTGGAGCCTGACTTGAGCAAGTATATTCTAAAGTCTCAGGTGCCTTCTACAAATTCTCTGATGCCTGACATGTCTAATTACATGTTGAAGACTGAGTGCCCGCCTGTGCCTGATCTGAGTAAGTATGTCTTGAAGAGCAGCATACCCAAGCCCCAGCCGGTTATTGTTGATAATAGCTCATGTATGAAGGATGCTGGCGAGTGCCCGCCTTGCCCTAGACCTCGGTGCCCTGAGGTAAAGTGCCCTGCACCCACCAAGTGCCCTCCTCCGGCCCCCTGCCCGAGACCTGTCTGCCCGCCGACAGTGGTCAAGTGCAAGTCTGAAGAACAAACTGGATCTACCGTGCGTCCTTTCCTGGCTCCTTTGAACATGAGTGGCTTTGGTATGGCTTAACTGCACTTTTTAGAAAAAAGGTACTTTTTAGAAAAAAGTACGTCAAAAAGTTGCTGGGCTTTTGCACTCCTTTTAAGGTCACTCGTTTTTGCGCACTTTTTTCTAAAAAGTGCAGTGCAGTTTAAAAGCAAATCTCTATGGTATAATATACGATGCAGATTTTCGTGAAGACTCTAACCGGTAAGACCATCACCCTGGATGTAGAGTCTAGTGACACGATTGAGGGCGTGAAGGCCAAGATTCAGGATAAGGAAGGCATTCCTCCCGATCAGCAGCGTCTCATCTTTGCCGGCAAGCAGCTAGAGGATGGTCGCACTCTCTCAGACTATAATATCCAGAAGGAGTCTACCCTTCACCTTGTTCTTTGAGACTACGGACCATACGGATTTTAAACACGTAAAATAGATGGATCGTGGAATCCGCTTGGAAACAACGAGTTCATATGATGAAAATAAATACGAGTCCCTGGGTGTTGTAAATGCGGCAATGTCGGTCAGTGTATCTTTTACAGGACCACCCCCTGCAAAAACAAGCTTTTTTGGAACTGCTCCAAAGGCCGCGCCAGTTGATAAACAGCAGAAGCTGACCTCTACGGAAAACCAGATGCTACAAGCTCTAAAGAAGCAGCTAATTATGAATGCCCCTCCTGGCACTGAACGTCTGATTGACTTTAAGATCAGCCCACCTGAGAATATCGCGCATTCACCTGAGTATATCCTATCTATGCTTGCTTCGGCTATGGCTATCAAGAAGTCGCAAGGACCGTCACCAAATATACCAGTTAATGTTCGAGTTAATGCGCCAGTACAGCCTTTAGCGCAGCAGCAGATGTCACAGCTACCGCAGCTATCACCTCAAATGTCACAGCCTTTAGCGCAGTCACAGCCTTTAGCGCAGTCACAGCCTTTAGCGCAGTCACAACCTCTAGCGCAGCTACCGCAGCTACCGCCCATACAGCCAATGTCCAAACCTTTAGGGCAGCTAGGTGGTAAGAAGCGTAATGCTAGGAAGTCAATCAAGAAGAGAAATGCAAGGAAGACAAGAAAACATCGTAATTAAATAGAGATGGACACCCGATTCTGGGGACCC